TACAATTTATATAAAAATAGGAGTTATAGTTGTAGTGTGAGTATGATGGGCAATGCTATGATACAACCAACAATGTATTTTAATTTAAGGTATGTACCAATGTTTAGTGGTTCATATATGATACTTGAGGTTACTCATAAAATAAGTCCCGGAACATTTACAACAAGTTTTACAGGTGTAAGACAAAACGCTTCAGAAGTACCTCCTGTGGATCCTTTACAAGTTTTAAAGGCGAATTTATTACAATCAATTCAAGACACTTTTAAAACTCAAAAAGATAAGGAAAATACTCAATCCAATACGGATACTGCAGAAAAAGATAAGATAATTAAACAAGAAACTAGTAAAAACTCTAGCACTTTATCTATTAATCAAAGTTGCCAACCAATTAACAAATATAGTAACTTTACAAAAATAAACCCAACAATTAGAAAATATAATAGTAAAGAGATAATTGAAAAAATTAATGAAATTTTAAATGTTGGAAATTATCCTTTAAAATTAAAAGTAACAATATTCGCGTCAATATATATTAATAGTTATGATACTAATAATATTTTTAAAGCGTATGATTACAATTTTGCGTCTATAGGATTGAACGAGAATTGGGCTCAATTAGGAAATAATTATTTCAATTCTAATTATTTCTGTTCATACAGCGAGACTCCTATGTCAAGTTTTAATAGTTTAGATGCCTTAATAAGTATGTTGAGAGATCATTGGAAAAATACTATCGGTAAAGTTAAAAATATTGATAAAACGGAAATTACTAAATTTTTAATAATATATTCGGGATTTAAACCAAATGAAGATGTGTATAAAAAATTTAGTCAAGAAGAATTATCAGTTATTGAGAATAATTTAACGCAAAAGGCGATAGATTTATTTAATGCTGCGTCACAAGGAATTTCTCCATAAATAAGATATTTATATAAAAAAACAATTATGAATACAAAATTAATATTAGACAATTACTTGGGTAAAAACACAAGAATGTCAGAAAAAGATTTAGGTGATGGGTCTAAACAAGTTTGTGATTTGGACACAGGAGAATGTTATACTTTAAGAATGAAAGATGGTCTTATTGAGAGAGTGGATAACACATTAAATACAAATAAAAAAATACAAGTTGAAACAAAAACAGGTATTAAACAATTATTAAACGGTTAATAATATGGGAATTGATGATAAAATATTAAAAGAGATAGGTAGATATAAGCAAATTAATAACTACTTAACGGAACAAGAGATTCCACCCGCAGAAGACCCTGCATTACCCCCACCACCTGACTCAGGAATACCACCTGTTGACGACGCGGCATTGCCCGCTGATCCGGCAACCGCAACACCTCCACCCGCACCAGTTGATACAACCCCACAACCTGTTGATACCGCAACTGACCCTGATGTTGAAAAAATTGGTGATGAAAAAGAAGGTAAAGAAGAATTAGAAATTACTGATTTAGTTAAATCTCAAAAAACGGTTGAGAAAAAACAAGAAGAATATTTTGATACTTTATTTAAACATTTAAATGATTTAGAAAATAAATTATCAGATATGGACACTATAGTTAATAAATTAAACGATCTTGAAGCTAAGGTTGAAAAGTATAGACCTAAATCATCGCAAGAAAAATTGGAATTACGATCTTTAGATTCAGGACCTTTTAATCAAAAACTTTCAGATTTTTTTGAAGATAAAAGAGAAGATTTTGAAAAAACTGGAAAAGAAGAGTATATCTTAACTAAAGATGAGGTTGAGGATTATTCACCATCTGAAATTAAAAAAAGTTTTAGAGATTTTGAACAAGGAAAAGATGACATTGAAGATAATTTCCAAAAAATTAGATAATTAAGGGGTCACGTAATGTGACCTCAAATTTGACTTTTTAAAGGCTGACACTTATATTTTCGTATAAACAATTAAATTATATAACAAATGGCGACAAACAATTCATTAGACGCGGTACTGGCTCAGTACGAACAATCAAAACAAGGTTCATCATCCACCTCAAAAATGTCACAAGACGAAAGGATGAAAAAATACTTCGCAGCAATCCTTAAAGACAACGAAAAACAAGGACAAAAAAGATTAAGAATTTTACCAACAAAAGACGGATCATCACCTTTTAAAGAAGTGTGGTTTCACGAAGTTCAAGTAGACGGAAAATGGGTTAAATTATATGACCCAGGTAAAAACGATAACGAGCGTTCACCTTTAACTGAAGTTTACGAAGAACTAATGGCGACAGGTAAGGAGAATGATAAAAAATTGGCATCAACGTATAAACCTCGTAAGTTTTATATTGTAAAAGTTGTTGATAGAGATAACGAATCGGATGGTGTTAAGTTTTGGAGATTCAAACACAACTACAAAAATGAAGGAATCTTAGATAAGATTATTCCGATTTGGAGAAACAAAGGAGATATTACCGACCCTGAAAAAGGAAGAGACTTAATCCTTGAGCTTACAAAGGCTAAAACTCCAAAAGGAGCGACATACACCGTAATTCAAACAATTATGTATGATGATTCGGCACCTGTACACACAGATATCGAAACTTCAAATTCTTGGATTAATGATGAATTAACTTGGGAAGATGTTTATTCTAAAAAACCTGAAGAATATCTTGAGGCTATCGCAAGAGGAGAAACTCCACGTTGGGATTCAGACTCAGGAAAATACGTATATGGATCTTCATCATCAGAAACTATTGATATGGGAGGTAAGAAATCTAACAAATATTCTGACCCACAAGAAAATCAAGAACCTGACGAAGATATGCCTTTCTAAAAATCTAAAAGGGTGTGATAGTTGATATTACACCCTTTTTTTCTTATTATTTATTTAATTAAAATTATTCTTATGAACAAAGACCCTAGAATCAGAATGGCAATGTATGAATCATTGCAATATAAATACAAATCTCAGATGGCTGAGGCAGAAGCAACACTTTTAATTTATTTCACATCCCCTGTTGGAATTGGAGAACATCCGCAGCACGTTGAAGAAATGGATAAATTAATTGAAAAAATCTCAAACGCTGATGACAAGTTAAAAACTCTTGAATCATTTATGAAGTACGAGAGTTTATGATTTCCGTATTAACATTAACTTATCGTAGAAAAAATTTATTAGAAGAAGCGATATGCTCTTATTTAAAACAAGACTATGAAAATTCTGAAATGGTCATTATTAATGATGACCCAAATACGACTTACAACATAGATTGTGAAAATGTTAAAATTTTTAATTTAAAAAATAGGTTCGATAATATATCTCAAAAATTAAAATGGGGATTTGACCAATGTAAATATGAATACATCTATAGATTAGATGATGATGATTTATTAGGACCAAATGCTCTAAGTTTAGTTGAAAGTCAGATTAAGGAAAACCCCGGGTATGAGATTTATCGTAGAGATAAACATTATTATTTTGTTAATAACAAATTTGTAAACGTTGGAGGTAATGTTAATAATGGGAACGTTTACACTAAAAAATACTTAAATAAAGTTAATTTCACTAATAAAAGTTTTGGAGAAGATTTTGATATTACTTTTAAAAATAATGGTAAAATACACGAATCGGTTGAAAACCCAACAATGATTTATAGGTGGGGGATGAATACATATCACGTTTCAGGTATGGGAGATATTTCGCAAGAAAGAGTTAATGAGTGGGTTGGAAGATTATGTGATAAAATAGAAGGAAATATTGATTTAGAACCAAAATTTACCGATAATTATTATAATCAATTAAAATGATATGGCAATAAAAAAAACAGATTTTAAATCAATTAAGGAGAAATTCTCCACAAAAACAAAATACAAACCTGAACAATTTTATAATTGTGGTGACGCTTTTATGGGAGCTTGTGGACTACCAGGACCTGTTATGGGGGCGATCAATATGAATTTAGGACACTCAAATTCCTCTAAAACAACCGCAATGATTTTGGCGGCGGTGGATGCTCAGAAAAAAGGTCATTTACCTGTATTCATTATAACCGAACGTAAATGGTCGTGGGAACACGCGGTTGAATTAGGGTTAGACGCGTCAAAAAACGAAAATGGTGAATGGGAGGGTCAATTCATCTTTAATGATTCGTTCGACTATATTGAACAAGCAACAGATTTTATAAACGAAGTCTTAGACGCTCAAGAGAAAAAGGTTATACCATATGATATTTTATTTTTATGGGATAGTATAGGTAGTATTCCTTGTAAGATGACATACGATGGCAAAGGAGGTAAACAACATAATGCTGCGACATTAGCAGACAAAATTGGTATGGGTATTTCGGCAAGAATATCTAAGACTAAAAAAGAGGATTTTCCTTTTTATGCGACTATGGTGGTAGTCAACCAACCGTGGGTGGAACTACCGGATAATCCATTTGGACAACCTGAAATCAAGAGTAAGGGGGGTGAGGCAATATGGTTAGCATCGGCATTGGTTTTCTTATTTGGGAATCAAAAAAAGGCGGGAATTAATCATATTGACGCAACTAAGAACGGTAGAAAAGTATCATTCGCAATTAGAACTAAAATATCAATATTAAAAAATCACGTAAATGGTCTTGGATATAAGGACGGTAAGATTATAGCGGTTCATAATGGGTATATACCCGACACAAAAGAGGCTATTGATGAGTACAAAAAACAATATGCAGATTATTGGGCGACAAAAATGGGTAGTAATGATTTTTCATTAGAAGAATCAAACGATTTTGAAAATTAAAAAAATTAAAAAGTGATTAAAACACTTATTGTTGATGGGAATAACCTACTGAAAATAGGGTTCCACGGAGTCAAAGATTTCTATCACGAAGGAAAACACGTAGGAGGTATATGGTACTTTCTAAACACCACACGTAAATTTATTGAAGAATATAATTTTGACAAAGTATTGGTTTTTTGGGATGGAGAACAAAATTCGTTATCAAGAAAAATAATTTACCCCCAATACAAAGAAAACAGAAAAAGTGGTGATGACCCGTTAAAGGAATTATCATTTAGTCAACAAAAAGAAAGAGTAAAACAATACTTAGAGGAAATGTTTATTCGTCAGATTGTTGTTGATAAAAACGAATCAGACGATTTAATATCATATTATTGTCAAATATCTGAAAATGAACAGATTACCATTTTTTCAGGTGATAGAGATTTATCACAATTAATTTCTAAAAATGTTTCAATTTATTCCCCAAATTCAAAAAAATTGTATAAATTTGGGGACAAAATTAAATTGTATGAAATTGAGGTTCCGCATGAAAATGTTAAAGTTTGTAAGATATTAATGGGTGATAAGTCAGACAATATTGATGGTATCTATTATTTAGGTGAAAAAACTTTAGTAAAATTATTTCCCGAGATACTTGAAAAAGAAGTTTCTTTTACCGATATTTTAATTAAGGCGGAACTCCTCCTTAAAGAAGACAAAGAAAACAAAGTTTTAAAGAATTTACTAACAGGTAGAACAAAAACGGGAATTTATGGTAATGAGTTTTTTCAAATTAACGAACAAATTATCGACTTATCAAAACCAATTATCACAGAAGAAGGTAAAGAAATCGTTGAACTTTATTATAAAGAAACGTTGGATCCTGAAGGTAGGGGGCATAGAAACCTAATTAAATATATGATGGAAGATGGGTTTTTTAAGTTCTTACCAAAAACTGATGATGCTTGGGTAAACTTTTTAAAACCATTTTTAAAATTAACAAGAAAAGAAAAGAAAAACTATCAAACAAAAAAATAAAAATGAATATGTATATGAAAGAACAACAAGACGCAACCAAATTAGAGTTCGTGTTAATGGTTAATGACAACATTATCGTTCAAAGATACTTTAATGTTAGAGACTACAATTCAAAGGCTAAAAATTCTGCCGAATTGTATGAGTTTATTAAAGATTTAAAAAGTGAACTCGAATATGAGTTAAAAATGAAGACGGTTGTTTATATGATGGACAACGAGTATGAAATCGCGAACAACCCTGAAGTCCTTAACACATCTTATACAGATGGTCCTGAAAGTTTTAACATCTTTTTAAGAGAAGGTGATAAGACAATTTGTCATAGAAGGATGGATGCTAAACTTTATCCTCCTAAAATAAGATACACCGTAGACATACGCCCGCGTATAAAAAGTATTCTTTCGGGTCTAACTGACATTTTTTCATCCGAAAATTTAACTTACAATTACCTTGAAGTTAATACTATTTAAGAATATTTATCAAATACGAAAAGGGTAAAAATATGGCGACAAACAAAAACTTCGATTATTTGGGTAGTACATTTCAGCTACAATTATTGAATCAAATTATACTGGACAAAGAGTTTTCAAGGTCAATTATTGACGTGATGGAAACTCAGTATTTTGAAAACAAATATTTCAAAATCATTTTCCAAATGATTAAAGAATATTATTCAAAATATGAACACACTCCTAATTTTGAGACACTTGAACAAATAACTAAATCTGAGTTACAACAAGAATTGGCGTCAAAAATAGTATTAGACACCATTATTAAAATTAAAGATTCACCAATTGAAGGAAGTCTATTTGTTCAAGATAAGGCTATGAAGTTCTGTAAACAACAAGAACTTCAAAAGGCTATTACTAAAGCTCAAAAAGTTATTGATGGAGGTGAGTTTGAAAATTACGAACAACTTGAAACCTTGGTTAGAGAGGCTTTACAAGTAGGAGCTAAAAGCGAAGGGACTCAAGATGTGTTTTTTAATTTGGACGAGGTACTTAATGAAGATTATAGACATCCAATACCAATGGGTATACCTGGAATTGACAGACTATTAAAAGGTGGTTTGGCTAAGGGAGAAATTGGGGTAATACTCGCTCCGACCGGCGTTGGGAAAAGTTTGAGTAACTCAGAACCCGTTTTAACCCCTACAGGATGGGTAAAAATGGGGGATATTAAACTTGGTGATAAAGTTATTGGTAGTGATGGTAAAGAACAATACGTAATTGGTGTATATCCGCAAGGGATAAGACCAATATATAAAGTAGAATTTACCGATGAAACTTTTGTAAATTGTGATGAAGAACATCTTTGGAGTGTTAATACTCTTAATATGAGAACCGCAAAAACAAGAGGAAAAGGTGGGAAGGGTATTTATAAACCTAAATTTGGTTATAAGGTGGTTAAAACCTCAGATATGATGAAAGACATCAAAAAAAGAGGAAGATATAATTATAGATTACCGGTAGTTTCCCCTGTTGATTTTGAAAATAGAGAAGTTTTAATTGACCCCTATTTATTAGGTTTAATGTTAGGTGATGGTAGTATTTGTGATAGTGGTATTAAGATAACAACAAAAGATGACGAATTATTTGAAAATGTTAAACATTTAAACGAACACTCTTCTTTTAGAGAATATCAAAAAGATAATAACACCAAAACAATAAAAACTATTCATTTAAAAACCGACATTAAAAAAAGAATAGAAAGTTATAATCTTTTAAATAAAAAATCAAATGATAAATTTATACCTAAAGACTATCTTTATAATTCTTTAAACGTAAGAATTGCTATTTTACAAGGATTAATGGATACTGACGGATATATTAACAAAAAAGGTACATCTCAATACACAACAATCTCTAAACAATTATGTGAGGACGTTAAAGAATTGGTATTGTCATTGGGTGGTACCGCTAGAGTTAATACAAAAATACCTAAATACAGACATAATGGAGAATTAAAAGAAGGTCAATTGGCGTATACAATAACAATGTCTTTTGCTAATAACGTAGTACCTTTTAAACTACTTAGAAAAGTTGACAGATACTATAAAAGAACGAAGTATGTCGAACAAAAATATGTTAAATCAATTACATATTCTCACGATGAGGCGGCCACCTGTATTAAAGTATCAAATCCTGATGAATTATTCGTTACGAGAGACTATGTGTTGACCCATAACACAACCATAATGACTAAAATTTCAAATCATGCTTTCAATTTGGGATACAACGTACTTCAAATATTTTTTGAAGATAATCCGAAGATTATCCAAAGAAAACATTTTACACTTTGGACGAAAATACACCCTGACGAGATGTCGGATAGGAAAGAAGAGATAATATCAAAAGTTAATCATATAAAAGAAACTATGACTAACAGACTTATTCTTGAAAAATTACCTTCGGATACATTAACAATGTTACAAATAAAAAATCAGATTAGAAAAATGATTGCTGATGGTATTAAAATTGATATGGTTTTATTAGATTATATTGATTGTGTGGTACCCGATAAGAATTTAGGTGATGAATGGAAATCTGAAGGTTCAGTTATGAGAGCGTTTGAGGCTATGTGTCACGAATTATCTATTGTAGGGTGGACAGCAACACAAGGTAATAGAAGTTCAATTTCATCTGAGGTAGTTACAACCGACCAAATGGGAGGGTCAATTAAGAAGGCTCAAGTTGGTCACGTTATCATATCCGTAGCAAAAACATTACAACAAAAAGAAATGAAATTGGCGACAATTGCAATTACTAAGTCACGTATTGGTGATGATGGTGTTGTTTTTGAAAATTGTAAATTTGATAACGGAATGTTAGAAATTGATACAGAAAGTTCCGTAACATTCTTAGGGTTAGAGGAACAGAAAGAAGAACAAAATAGAAAAAGAGTTCTAGACTTACTAGAAAAAAGAAAACAAAGACAACAAAATAATTAATTAAAGTATGGAAAAAATTTTAAAAGAGAATCCTAATCGATTTGTTATATTCCCCATCGAATATCACGATATATGGGAGTATTACAAACAACATCAAGCGGCATTTTGGACGGCTGAAGAGATTGATTTAACAGGGGACATTAGAGATTGGGAAAAATTAACTGAGAATGAACAATTTTTCATTAAAAATGTTCTTTCATTCTTCGCCGCGTCAGATGGTATTGTTAATGAAAACTTGGCAGAAAATTTCTACAGAGAAGTTCAATATCCTGAAGCAAAATTCTTTTACGGATTTCAGTTAATGATGGAAAACATCCATTCATTAATGTATTCTTTATTAATTGATACCTATGTATCAAACCCTAAAGAAAAAGATGAATGTTTTAACGCTATTGATAGATTACCTGCGGTTCAAAAGAAAGCTAAATGGGCTTTAGAATGGATTAATAATGCGTCTTTCCAAGAAAGATTAGTGGCATTCGCAGCGGTTGAAGGTATTTTCTTTTCGGGATCTTTCTGTTCTATATTTTGGTTAAAATCAAGAGGTGTTATGCAAGGATTATGTAACGCAAATTCTTTAATTTTTAAGGATGAAAACTTACATTGTGACTTCGCTATTCATTTATTAAATAATCACGTAGAAAACAAACCAAGTGAAAAGAGAATAAAAGAAATTTTATTGTCCGCACTTGAGATTGAAAAAGAATTTATTACAGAATCTTTACCTGTCTCATTAATAGGTATGAATTCTAATTTAATGAAACAATATCTTGAATTTGTTGTTGACGGACTTTTAATTAAAATGGGATGTCAAAAACAATTTAATGTTGAACAACCATTTAAATTTATGGAACAAATTGCGGTTGAAACAAAGGGTAATTTCTTTGAATCAAGAACCGTTGAATATCAAAAAGCTAAGTTAAACGAAACAATTAATTTTACGGAGGATTTCTAATTATGATGTCATTGAAGATTAAAAAAAGAGCAGGGGACGAAGTTTCATTCAATCCACAAAAGATTTATAATAGAATTAAACGATCCTCAAAAGGTCTTAGTGTTAATTCTGATGAGATTTTTATTAAAGTAATAACATCAGTACCGGTTGAAGGTAGTATCACCACAAAAGAACTTGACAAGTTGGTGTATGAAATCGCCGCCGCTTACACTGGAAGTCATCACGACTATTCAAGACTAGCATCGTCAGTAGCGATTTCGTCTTATCATAAAGAAACTAATCCAAGTTTTTACGATACTATGATGGAATTACATCGTAGTGGAATTCTTAATGATGAATTTATTGATACTATGGTTCTTTATGGTAAAGAAAAGATTGATGAGGTAATTAATCACGAAAACGATTATAATTTTGATTATTTTGCTTGGAGATCATTACAAGAAATGTATCTTTTAAAATTACCAAATGGTAAAGTTGTTGAAAGACCTCAACATATGTATATGAGAGTTGCGGTTTGGGTGACTAAAACATTTGAAGAGGCGGTTGATTATTATAATTCATTATCTAATCAGTTAATTTCACCAGCAACACCAATAATGATTAATTCAGGAACAAAAGTTCCGCAATTAGCTTCTTGTGTATTACATTATAACAATTCAGATTCAAGAGAAGGATTATTACACACCTTAAATGATATATCAACATACTCATCAGACGCGGCAGGTATTGGTTTATCTATGTCTAATATAAGAAGTAAAGAAAGTAGAATATCATCATCAGGAGGTTTTGCGGGAGGTCTTTTAAAATATCTTAAAATAGTTAATGAATCACTAAGATTCTTTAATCAACAAGGTAGAAGACCTGGAAGTGCCGCGATTTATTTAGAACCTTGGCATAAAGATATTTTCGATTTGTTAGACATTAAAAAGAATACGGGAGCCGAAGAATTAAGAGCGAGAGATTTATTTACCGCACTTTGGATTCCTGATAATTTTATGAGGGCGGTTAAAAATAATTCTGACTGGTATTTGTTTTGTCCTAACGACATTAAAAGAGCGGGAATAAAACCACTACAAGAATGTTATGGTCAAGAATATGAAGAAAATTACGACAAGGCGGTTTCTATGGGGTTGGGTAAGAAAGTTAAAGCTCAAGATGTTTGGTCTAAAGTAGTAGAATCTCAAGTAGAAACAGGTGTTCCTTATTTATGTTCTAAAGATAATGCAAACAATAAGACGAATCATCAAAATATAGGTGTAATTAAACAATCAAACCTATGTAATGAGATTTATCAATATACTGATGAAAGAACAACCGCTATTTGTACTTTATCATCTATGGTATTAAAGAACTTTATTATTGACGGTAAATTTGATTTTAACTTACTTTATAACGAAACAAGAAAAGTGGTTAGAGCTTTAAACAAAGTTGTCGATATTAACAATTACTCAACAGAAAAAGGTAGAAAAGGTGGACTTGAACAAAGAGCTATTGCGATTGGTACACAAGGTTTGGCTGACGTATTCTATATTATGGATTATAAGTTTACTTCCGATGAGGCTCGTAAATTAAATAAAGAAATATTTGAAACAATTTATTTCGCATCAATCTCAGAAAGTAATAAACTTTGTATTGATGGTAACTATAAACCTTATGAATTCTTTGGAGGTTCACCTATGTCAAAAGGAGTATTTCAGTTTGATATGTGGGGATTAAAAGAACAAGATTTATCGGGAAGATGGCCTTGGGAGGATTTAAAAGAAAATGTTAAAAAGTATGGAGTTTGTAACTCATTATTTACGGCTCAAATGCCTGTGGCGAGTTCTGCTAAAATAACAGGTTCGTATGAGATGACAGAACCGGCTCATTCGGCGATTTTTAATCGTAGAGTTGTTGGTGGTGAAATTATGATTGTTAACAAATATCTAATTAATGATTTTGAAAAACTTGGAATTTGGTGTGAAGATTTAAAAAATGAAATTATATTAAATGAAGGGTCAATTCAAAATATTAACTTTAACAAGTATTTGGATACTGAAGAAAAAAATTACCATAAGAAAGTTAAGAGAATTGAGCATTTAATTCCTAAATACAAAACAATTTGGGAGATATCACAAAGAGAACTTATTGATATGGCGGCTGACAGAGCCCCATTCATTGACCAATCACAATCAATGAACATTTATATGGGGAATCCGTCAATATCTAAAATAACATCATCCCACTTCCACGCTTGGGAGAAAGGATTAAAAACACTTTGTTATTATGTTAGAACAAAGGCAATTTCAACGGGAGCAAAACACTTAGCGGTTGATATATCTAAAGTTGAAAAACCTAAAACGATAGAAAAACCTAAAGTAGATTTCTCAAAAATGAATCTACCTGAAAAACCAAAAGATTCTGAATTTGAATGTTTTGGATGTTCATCATAATCCCGACAATAATCCCGACATAATGTCGGGATTTTTTGTATTATATTATATTTATAATAAAATAATAGTTATGAGTTACGGAATAAACTTCCCATTTAGAGATTCTTTTGTTGGAACATATTTTGATTTATCGGATTCGCAAGACGAGGAAATAAGGTCAAATCTTGTTCATTTATTACTAACTAGAAAGGGTACAAGGTATTATTTACCTGATTTCGGAACAAGATTATATGAATATATTTTTGAACCATTAGACGGACCAACATTTTCACAATTAGAGTCTGAAATTAGAGATAGTGTTTCAGAGTATATACCAAATATGACAATAACGAGTATTGAAATAAAAGATGCTTCAGAGGATGAGGAAAATAAAGGGACTTATGTTGACAATGGAGAAAGAGTATATACCGTTCCAAATATAGGTATTAAAGAACATACCGCAAAAATAAAAATAGATTACATCATTACTGATAGTGTATTTAACGCTAGCGATTTTGTAATTATCAATATTTAACTAATATGGCAAATAAAAAAATATCCTACACTACAAGAGATTTTGATTCCATAAGAACAGAATTAATAAATTTTACAAAAATTTATTATCCTGAAGTAGTAGAAAATTTCAATGACGCCTCGATATTTTCAGTTTTAATTGATTTAAATGCTGCGGTAACAGATAATCTACAATTTAATATTGACAGGAGTATACAAGAAACGGTACTACAATACGCACAACAAAAATCTTCAGTATATAATATCGCAAGAACTTACGGATTAAAGATACCCGGACAAAGACCATCAGTCGCGTTAGTTGATTTTTCGATAACGGTTCCGGCAAATGGTGATGCTGAGGATTTAAGGTATTGTGGTCTTTTACGAAGAGGATCTCAAGTTATTGGGGCAGGACAAGTTTTTGAAACCGTATACGATATTGACTTTACTTCACCAACAAACGCTGAAGGATATCCAAATAGAGTAAAAATACCAAATTTTGATAGTTTTAATAGATTGGTTAATTATACGATAACTAAAAGAGAAACCGTTGTTAATGGGATTACTAAAGTATTTAAGAAAGTTATTACCCCACAAGAAGTTAAACCATTTTACGAACTTTTTTTACCCGAAAAAAATGTTTTAGGTGTAACAAGTGTAATATTGAAGGATGGGACACAATACGCGAACGTTCCTAATTCGCAAGAATTTTTAAATACCGAGAACAGGTGGTACGAAGTTAAAGCTCTTGCTGAAGATAGAGTTTTTATTGAAGATCCTACAAAAACATCTGACAATCCGGGTATTAAAGTTGGAAAATACGTAACGGCGAATAATAAATTCATTACCGAATATACACCTGAAGGTTTTTGTAAACTAACTTTTGGCGGCGGTTCACAATCTGCTGACGAACAATTAAGAGAGTTCGCGAGAAACGGATATAAATTAGATTTATATAAATATTCAAATAATTTCGCCTTAGGCAGTACCCTAAAACCTAACTCAACACTATTCATTCAATATAGAATTGGTGGAGGAACTACAAGTAATTTAGGGGTTAATGTTATAACTCAAATTGGAACCGTATCATTTTTTGTAAACGGACCATCAACAAGCGTAAATGCTAATGTTGTCAATTCTTTAAGGTGTAATAATGTGACGGCAGCTATTGGGGGTGCGGGTTTACCGACACTTGAAGAAATTAGAAATTTAGTTAGTTTTAATTTCGCGTCTCAAAATAGAGCAGTTACGGTTAATGATTACGATTCTATTTTAAGAACAATGCCATCCCAATTCGGAGCTCCGGCTAAAGTGGCTATTGTTGAAGAAGATAATAAAATTAAAATAAAAATTCTTTCATTTGATGAAAATGGGGTATTAACAGACATTGTTTCAAACACTTTAAAAAGTAATATTGCTAATTATTTATCTAATTATAGAATGATGAATGATTATATCTCAGTTGAAACCGCAAAAGTTATTGATTTATCATTAGGTATTGATATTGTGTTAGATAACACTCAAAACCAAGGAAACGTAATATCAAGTGTTGTCAATCTTGTTACTAATTATTTTTCACCCGACAATATGCAATTAGGTAAAAACGTTAATATATCAGAATTAAGAAGACAAATACAAAGTGAAAACGGGGTAATATCTTTATCAGACATTTCAGTTTTTAATAATGTAGGAGGACAATACTCATCATCTCAAACATCTCAAAGATATTCTAACCCGGCAACAAAACAAATAGAGTTAATAGACGATACGATTTTCGCGGAACCAACACAAATATATCAAGTGAGATTTCCAAGTAGAGATATTAACATTAGAGTTAAAAATCTAAAATCCGTTAATTTCTCCTGATAATTTATTTTATTAAATCGTAAACTATATTTTTGAAAAATAGGTCATAAACTATTTATCAAAAAAAAGATTATTAAGTAAATGTCAAATTCATATAGGGTTAGAACCGAAGTAGGTAAGGACAAATCAATTAAAGTATTATTAGACCAAGATTTTGAGTTTTTAGAAGTTTTGTCTTTTAAAATTAGTCAAACAGACATTTATACAAGACAATGTTCAGATTACGGAGTTGTTATAGGTAGAGTTACGACTAATGGAGGGTTTGGAATACCTAACTCTAAAGTTTCTATCTTTGTTCCATTAACCGATGAAGATGAAAACAATCCAGTAATAACCGAATTATATCCTTATAAAAAATTAACGGATACTAATGATGATGGTTATAGATATAATCTCCTACCTAAAGTTAAATCATATAGTGAACATTCACCGACAGGTAGTTTTTTTACAAAAGATGAAGTACTAACTAACCAAACAATAATTGAGGTTTTTGACAAATATTATAAATATACTTCAGTAACGAATGATAGTGGTGATTTTATGATTTTTGGTGTTCCTGTAGGACAACAACAAATTCATATGGATGTTGACTTGTCTGATATTGGAGAATTTTCACAATCACCACAAGATTTAATCAGGGTTGGTGTTGCTAATGAAGAACAAGTCGCCGGTACTAAATTTAAAACCGCGTCTAATTTATCTAGATTACCGCAAATTGTAACAATTGATAAACAAACAAATGTTGAGCCGTTATGGGGACAACCCGAAGTATGTAATTTAGGTATAACTAGAGTTGATTTTGATTTATCTGAAGAATTGAATATTACAATACAACCTACAGCAATTTTTATGGGGTCGATGATATCCGACTTAGAAACATTGTCATTAAGAAAAAATTGTAAACCAAAATTTAAACAAGGTGAGTTATGTAATTTAGTTGCAGGACCCGGACAAATTTTGGCGATAAGACAAACAATATTCGATGATTCAAATGGTAGACCAATACTTGAAAGTTTTGATTTGGACAATGGGGGTCAAGTAATAGATGAAGACGGAACTTGGTTGTTAGATATACCAATGAATATGGATTATATAACAACAAATGAGTTCGGAGAAAGAGTAATCTCAAACGATCCAAAAATAGGTGTACCAACAACTGCTAAATATAGATTTAAAGTAAAATGGAATCAATCACCATCTTTATCTGAAAACATAAAAAGAGGGTATTTTTTAGTACCGAATATTAGAGAATATGGTTGGGATTCCGCAGGAAATTCTGTGGATGTAAATTTACAACAAAAATCTTATTCTTTTAGTCTTGATTGGGATGATTATGCTGACACACAATCGGCAATTGATTGCGAAGACACATTCTACCCTATGGTATATAATAAAGTGTATACGGTATCTCAAATGATTGATAGGTTTAGAACAGGAACATTACCAAATAGATTTGTATCTATAAAAAACGTTCTTGATGATAGATGTGAAAGCGAACATAATAAGTTCCCGACAAACGACTCAGTATATAGGAGTGATATATTATTTCTATTATTTCAACTACTAATGTTAGTTACTAGAGTACTCGCAATACCTTTAATACTTGTAATACACGTAGTTTTTTTTATCTTAGATATTATTAAAAATTTTGGAATTATTGTTGCCGCCTTTTTTCTATATTTGGGAGTACAATCGATAATTGATGGAGGAACAACAATAGCATCCGCGTGGGCAACAGGGATAAGTCCAGCAGGTCCTGTTGTCACTTTTAATTTTCAGACATTATTATTAGGTTTGAATATTTTAGCTAGTGGGGTTTTTAAAATAGGTGTTGCGGTTGGATTGGTGGCACTTTACCAAAAATTACAAGACGCTAAATTGTCGGGTTTGAATATTCCATTATTATTATATGATCAATGTGAATTTTGTAATTGTTCCGACTCCCCCTCAATAAGTGCTCCAACAATAAATACCCCTTCCGATTTTATACCTAGTGGTGTTAATTTAAATACCGATTTAGAGACCATCACAATTTTAAGTTTTAATAGTTCATCATATAATCAAGGAAGCGCGAATCAAAATATTAATAATACTAACAACGTGTTAGGAGGATACCCAACCACAACAATACCTAGTTGTGAAACAAAAATACCCTACATATATCAAGGTTCTTTGGGTTCTGACCAATATTATTATTTTAGTAGTAGTTTAACATTACCCGAAAGAATAAATTTATTTAACACAAAGGCGAAATATTTCGAAAATTCGCCAACAAATCCTGGTGGGGGGGTTAACCAGATTAAAGTTAGAATAGAACCGACATTAAATCCTGACCCTAATGATTATCATACCGATAATGTTTTAGTTATTCTTTTAGATAAATATAGTATTGATTATATTAGCCCCGGAATGATAATGACATTCCAAAACCCTGATTTAAGTACCGATAAGAATTTAACCGGATCCACCCAAAACGCTTTTAGTAATAACGCGGTTACTGGGACATCTTTAAATAACACAAACATAAATATAAATTATGTAAAATCTAATGGGATAACTGGCAGTGTTACCTATCAAATCCCTCCGCCAAACCCTAATGACACGAATTACAGCAAATATCCTTCAGACATTGAGTATTTTCAAGTAATCACCGCAATGACATATAGCGATTTTAATTCTCAATGTGACACATCGTTAGATAATTCGTTAAACAAGAGATATCTTAATAATGATATGAGGATTAATCGACTTAATATCGATTCTAACCCATCAAATAATAATTGTGTTACAGATACTAGCGATAACCCTTTAACGTCCTATACCGAGTATCAACAACAGATAGTTTTATTTCTGGTAAGAGGGGTAGACCCATATTCAACTAGAGTCGATATTGAATATGATTTAAGTAAAATATTTGGTTATTCTAATTTTGGTTTTATTAAATTTAGAGGAAATTATAAGTTAAATATACCTATAAACGGAGGATTTAAAAATGTGAGACATAGTTTAGCCACTAATAGTGACAACGACATATACTCAAATATGGATTTATATTATGATACTTTTAATTACCAACCATCGAGTTTCTTACAATTTAATAGTGTTTTACCAAAATACTATTCTAATTTAGATAATAATAATTCCTTATTTACACCATCGTGCTCTTGTTTTGTATCGGTATCTACGGGTGCGGAAACAAGCTCTAATGGACTTAGAGTTAATATAAACAATCATTTTACTAGAGAGTGGAACGTTATTGAAACGGTTCCTTGTACATATTATAAATTTGAATTTAATAATATAATATTTACGCCTACCCAAAATAGAGGTTATTATATTAATGAAATAGTTGAAGGGGGGTCATTAATGATGATGGATGCAACAATTCCTTATCCTACGTCACCATTAAATCCTGTAGTTTATGCTGGTTATATATCACCAATATATGATACTTCATCTCCAATGTACTTTGATGGGGGGATTAGTGGAAGAAAAATTGTTATGAGATCCGATAGATTACCCACATCGACTAATAAAATAGATAATTGTGATACGTCTTTATTATTACAACAAAATGATAACTTTACAATTTACAAAATTTCCGATGATGGGGTTATTCCTAATAATATATCGGGAACAAATCCATCAACAAGTCCTGGAAATTATGACGGAGACCCTACAACCGCAATAAATAGTCAAGTTGTTGAAAGTTTAAATAATTGTGATAAAAGTGTTAATTTGGGGTGTTATGGGTACTCAAATGGAGAGTTTTATGTTCAGTACGGTGATTGTCAAAAAATGGGGGGAAAACAAATTTTTAATAACGGATGTTATATTATAGTAACCAGACCATTTCTATCAATAGTGGACGATATTAAATTATTTACCGAATGGATGTCAAGAACAAATATAACATTCGCAGCGTGTAGAAATGTTTTTTCACACGTTTTTACAAATAATTGGATTAACGGTACATTATACGCACCTTCATTTAAAAATGAAAGGTTTTTTGATTCTAACAATCAGCCTTATAGTGATATTTGTACTAAAATGATTTATCTTAATAATAATGATAAAAACTTCTATTACAGAAGTACCCCTTATTATTCGGGGGCCAGCGAACAATATTTTATTGGAATATCTTCAGGACAAGATGGTAATATTAGAAATTTAAAAAATCCCACAACAATTATTGATTTGGGACCTAGAAATAACTATATACAAGAAATTATATATTCCGATAAATATGATGGTTATATTCTTAACAGACTAAACACAACCACTTTTGGTGATGTTTCAGATGTTGTTAATATTTTTGTTTTATCTAGATTGGCAAACACCTCAATAGGAAGTCAGATGATAGGAGGGACTAACATTCTTAGATTTTTTAGTAGAAGTAATAAATTTGTTGACGCTGACTACGCTCAAATGGTTTCTATAAATTCCGAGTTAGGTGTCAATGAATTTGATTCGGCAAATTATCCAACCAATCCAACAGGACAAGACCCTATATATTTTAATAATGGTAACTCTAGCGATGGAATTTTTGGAATATTTTTCTCATCAGATACTCAAATTAGAGATTTTATTTCACCAAGAAGAGAAATTATCGATACTACAGCACCAATAACACAACAATGTTCATTTAACAATATACCAACTTTTTCACAAGAAATACCTTTATATCAATGGGAGATTAAACAAAATCCTTCAGGGGATAGTATTTTTGGGTCCCAAAAAAATGAATGGTATTCGGATAAACTAGATAATAAGTTTTTAAGTTATAGATATCAGACTTTAGATAGACTCAACGCATCCTCAAGGTATTTTAGGGGTAATGGAAGTACTACAGATTATTTTAAAGGATATATATTCTCAAGAAACCCCTCAACGGGAGAATTAGACCCAAATCCTAACTCACAAAGCGGTAATTATCCCTTACCAAGGGTTATTACGGTAGGAGCTCCGTATTATTTTTATTTTGGACTTAAAAAAGGTAGAAGTTCATTTGACAAATTTTATAGGAAATGGATAAATAGTGATAATGTAATAGATTAAGATGGGTAACAGATTTGAAAATAGAATAGTATTACCTAATTTAAGGTATAAAACGGCACCTAAAAAAGATTCCGAATATAAATTACCATTAGCTCAAACTTCAAAACTTTTAATCGAATACGATAGAAGTGTTGTTGTCGGATTACAGGATGTTTTTGACAAAGAAAGGCAAGAATCGACAATATTTAGACCCGCGGCTAAATTTAGTGTGATATTTAAAAATTCGTACGCGGGTTTTACTAATTACCCTCCTTTTGAGAATAACTTATCCTATATAAATGCTAAACAATCTGCGATAGATTCTTGTCCACCTAACCCAAGTGTTGCGTGGAGCGGTTTTCCACTATATAATGAATTTGACTTTATAAGAACTGATAATAATGTTGAAGGGTATACACAACCACCTGACGAGCATTTAAAATTTTCAAATATAAGTGCGTCAACCTATAATTGGAATTTTTTTCTCAGCTACCCTTTTAGTAATTCAACGACAAGAAAATTATACTATATAAATCAAAATAATGTTACAATTGATTGGATTTGTTCTGAAGGTATACCATTTATAATTGAAACGGGTAATGAGAATGGAATAAATATAATATCGTTTAAATGTCCTGTTAAACACGGATTATCCGTGGGAGAGGCGGTTAAATTAAGTATTGATTATGACGGTGATGATACATTTGAAATCGATTCTTTAGGTAATGGAACTTCAGGAAGTGATGAATATTATTTTAACATAATAAACGTTGGTTACACGGGAACAACATTCAATAGTAACGTTACCGGAACAGCTAAAAGGGTTGTAGTTAAAGATAATCCTACAGACACCACTTCAAAATACTACGTTAAAAGACATAAAATATTAACAGATTTATCTGAATCGATATTAGTTAAGGCCGGTTTTGAGCAAAATATATTTGGAACTAAAAAAAAGTATGAAAGTGCGTCACTAACACCTGACAATAAAGAAAAAATAACCACAATTGAAGGTTCACAATCCTATACTTTATCATTTAATAATGATATAGACGTTAGTGAATTATTAGATAATCAAAAAAGACCTATAACGGAATTATTTTTCACCGCTATTTGGGTTGGATATTTTGGATGGACTGACGGGTTAAAACAAGGTTGGGAATTTAATTTACCATTAAGTCCTGCGAACCTACAACCTAATATTTGGTGGGATAAAACAAGTTCACCATCTTCGGCGTCAAATACTGGAATACAAACATCCGCATATACGACAACATTAGGTTCAGGGCCTTTTAAATATAATAAATCTTTAAAGAATGGGGATTTAATAGATGGCGATTTTTGCGAGTGGAATGATTATGAACAACAAGAAAGAGTGTTATCAAAAATATATCATAAATTCACTTTCAACGGGACACATTTTAAAATTAATTCTGTGATTCCCACAAACCCTTTAGGATATTATTATCAACCACATCACCCAATAACTCTTAGAGTGTTTTCACCATATATTGAAGAGGGAGATACAACAGGAGTTAACATACCTAATTACTCATATTATTCAACAACCGTACAAAAATTTATTTGGAGAGACATATACTCTTATGGTTTTATTGATAGTGATTTTATTGGGGTTAATTATCCATTTTTAAATGGTAAACATTATCCTTTTACTAATATTATTTTTAGAATAATACCGGAAGGAACTAATTATAATGAACAGACAATAATAGCCGAACCTACGATAGATGATTGTGAATGATAAATATTATTTTACTTTACCTAGTGGTGATACCGCCTTTAATATTCCTATAGAGTTAAAATGGGATTATTTGGGTAAAGACGATTTAATTGAAATTTATGAAGACCAAGTAGTAACAGAAATAGTTGGTGCTCCTGAAGATTTTGAGGTTAGTAGATATTCTCACGATCCTTACACTAACGGGGCTGAACCTGTTACATTAACAAAAATAAAATACGAATTTAATTTTTATAATATAACATCACCTGTGACAGCTTCAACATCACCCTCAAATTGGGTTAATAGTTATGTTTTTGATAGTTATGTTAGCGACGGGTTCTCAACCTCACAAGTGTATTATTTTGAAAAACCTTTCACAAAATCATTTTTTAAATTGGATTTTTATGATAGTGCGGATAGTGCTAAACAGACTAATTATCTAACGATAATATTACCAACACAACAAGGAGATACTGAAACTAAAACAATCTCAACTTACAAACCACCCGTTAAAATAAAGAAACCTTATTTTAATTTGGATTTTATTGGTGATAAAGAAGGTTTTTTTATATATTGGTTAAGAGATAGTGGATTTTTAAATATTAATACTTTCTATATGACCGCAAAATTTTTTGACGCAAGAAGAGGGGAGTATGTGAAAATGATGACCACCCCACAATCATCTTTATCGGATAAATTTAACTTTAGACCCGATAGATACTTTTATTATAAAGTTGTTTTAGATAAAGCGAAAAAAACTTATAAAGTTTTTAATTATTCAAACAATAGAGTCGGAACAACTCAACCCATAAAATGGTATGAATATGTTAATCCTTAATGGAAGATAGAAAATATTATATAAAAATATCACCTGAAGTTGTTAATACTATTTATCCTGTAACTTATAGTTATGGTGAAATATTTCCTAATATTATTGATGACCCTTGTTGTGATATAGTTACAACAACCACAACCTCAAAGTATACTGGTATAACTTATGTGTATTCATCGATGACGCAAGTTTTATCGGGAGGGACGGGACAAACATCATTGTTAACAGGGTTAACAATACCTATATTATTAACTCAAGAAACAATTGATTTGGGTTATTATAGTGTTTTTGATGGGGCGGTTTTACAAAAAGATACGATGTTAAATTTTTTATTTTCATCAACAACTATAGACCCTTACACTTACTATTTTTACAACACTTATGATAGTGATAAAAAATACTTACAATTTAGTGATTTTAATTTAGATTGGGGCGACGGAACGCCAATACAGACAATAACCACTTCATCACCTGATTATTATATCCATACTTACGGATCTAATGGTAATTTTACAATAACCTTTTCGGGGGTAAGTCCTTGGGGGGTTAATATAATAAAAAAAGATATAATAGTACCATTTACAGATGCGGTTATATCAAACCCATACGGAACCGCAACCTTTTATCCTCAAGGGGGTAACTGGTCGGCAACACCTGTTAATTACGACTATATTTTTACAGGAGATTCGTATTGTGATGCGAACTCACAAATTAGTAGTAACTATACCACGGTACCATTTTTAGTTACGGGATATACAACATCATCCGTTAATGATTTACAACAATATGGACCTAAAACAAGTTTATATGCTGGTAAATTTAAACTCGGTATACAAGTTACCGGAACTTCAGGGTGTATTGGTACATTCTTCGGACCTTCTTCAGATAATTCTTATACATCATATACAATAAACGACATTTCATATAAGGATTATTCAGGAGGAACTACAATTTTTGAGGTATCATCATCCGGTTATACTCAAGATATGTTAATTTGTTCCGCAATAACCAAAGACGAGGTTTTATTAAATGTTATTGACGAACCATTAATTCAAAGTGATGTAATGGTTGAAAGAGGTAAAATATCGGCACTTGAAAGTTTGCAAAGATTGGGAGAAGTTGATAATGTTGGAGATTTAACCAAATATGGGTATAAGTTTTTTAATATAATAAATGAATAATTAAGTATTTATAAATATGGCAGTTGGAATTTACGGAACAATAAGACCCGCGGACGTTTCCCCTGAAGATGTTGATATAATTTTAAATTATACTCCATCTAGGGATAATACAGATAATTTTGTATTAACAAAATTAGATACCCCCTCAATTTTAAAACCTTATTTTAACAATGATAGTACAGGTGGTAATAATGGTATTGAATTATTGGGAGGATTATATAATTTAAAATTACCGGCGGACATCTTCAATAAAATTGGAATATATACATTATTAATTAGACCGGCGGAAATAAGAACAAAAATACTAGATTGCGGTGTTTTATCGGCATTACCTAATGTCAGAGGATTAGTTATAGATTTAAATAATGTCCCCACTCAGTTTAGAAATAAATTTGTAAATCAGGGACTTGTAGGGTTTAGAATCGAGTACTTAAATACAAACGGGACTAAAATACCTAATTTCTTTAGAATAATTACCTCTTCTTTTTTTTGTGAACCTGTAGTACAAAATTTAACTAATAGTTCTCAAAAAGCTATCAGATATAGATATAGTGATAGTAATACAGGGTTAATATTTTGTACATTAACACCATCAGCGGCACCAAGTAATAAACCAATTGCAGTCCCTTATATTGGACAACCTGATCAAGACATCATAGTTACTAATACATTTTTTAATCCTATCACATTAGACATTGAAATGGCGGAACACGACTTCTCAACACTTGCAATTGCTCTTTACGGTAATCAAAGTAAATCTATGGAAGATGGTATGTATACTCTTTACGACTCTAATAATAACATTTACAAACAATATAACCTATACGAAATTAGAGACCAATTCAACGAATTACTTTACGAGGTTAGACAAGATAGAAAAGATAATATTGATTTTACTAAAAACTTTACAAATATTACTCAATAATGGCGAATAATAAATATACTTGCCCACCCCAGACACCTTCGGGAAAAGGAACATTTTCTGATAATTTAGTAGGACTACAACTAGTTCAAGGAGGAGGTCTTACGCAAGGAAATTTTGAATTTACCCAATCTGTTAGTGAAAAAACTAATAGGAATTTTATAACTGGCGTTTTCTCAGAACCAATAAATCTTGAAAAACTTAATATTGATAGTGTAAATCAATCTAAAGCAATTGCTGAAAATAATTTTAAAGTTTATCCAAATTTTGATTTAAGTGAGGTTACAAATTTTACGGTTTATGGGTCTCTATCTAAAAGAGTTTCAGCGTCAATAACGGTAATAATTAGTCAATTCCCTGCGGGATTGGAGTGTAATTTTTTTGGTGCGGATTATTCTACGGGAAATACGGCCGAAAATATTTCATTTAATGAAACAACTAATGAAACATCGTTTATTTTACAAGTATCTAAAATAAGAAATCCTTTAGGTATTGATTTCACGGTAAATTCGGATAGGAATTTATCTCTAAGAGAGATTGAGGTTTCGTCCCTCAGAAATATGACGGCCGAATATTCAAAATACTCATTATATTTTAATGGTGGAGGATATCAGGTTAAAGGGATAGTCCCAACACAATCTTTAAGTAGTGGTGATTTAAAAATTTATGTTGAAGGAGACCCTTTTTCCGGTCAAAGTTCGGTAACAAATGATATATTAATAAGACCTAATGACTATGAAGTTAATAAAGTTTTTAAAGAAAATTTAGATGAAGTCGAAAACTTTCTATTGAATAGAACATCATTCCCAATATACACCGCAGTTTTTAATGTACCGAAAGAAAATAGTGAAGGGACTTATTTTATTGAAAAAGTAGGGATAACTTGGCCTTTGAATGGACTTTGGAATTTGGATATAACGTCAAATTATTTCCAAGATTATCTGGTTAAATTAAATGAAACTTGCGAATTTTTCGATACCTTTAGAACTAATTTAGTGTCAAGATTTTTAACTACGGGAGCTTTTAGTGAGTTCGATACGGTAGGTAGAAAAATGGAGAAAGTTTTACAAATTTACGGTAGGAGTTTTGATGAAACTCAAAAATTTGTAAATGCTTTGGCCTATATGAACTCTGTTAATTATAACGTTGGAAATGATATACCATCTCAGTTACTTAAAAATTTAGCACAAACATTAGGTTGGTCAACAAATATCTCACCTATAAGTTCTGAAGATTTTTTAAATTCAGTCTTTGGAACAACAAATTCTGAAAAATCTCAGTTTAGTGGTGAACCAATACCTAAAACTCCTGACGAATTAAATTATCAGTTTTATAGAAATTTGGTATTAAACTCGGCGTACCTCTTCAAATCAAAAGGAACTAGAAAGTCTGTTGAAATTTTATTGAAATTGATAGGGGCACCTGAAGCTTTAATAGATTTTAATGAGTATGTTTATGTTGCTGATCAAAAAATAAATTTACAACAATTTGAAACTCAGTTCGCAAGAATATCAGGAGGAACATATGTCGAAGAAATACCTGTGTTGAATCCTAGTGAAGTTTTTACAATTTACGGAGTTCAATATACAGGATTTACTACTGAGGAAGTTGTTTTAAGTGCTGATTCAGAAAGAAGTGACTACCCTATTGATGAATTTGGATACCCATCAACACCGCCCGAAACAGATACGTATTTTTTCCAATCAGGTAGCGGATGGTTTGAACAAACTCCACAACACAGAGCTCCTGAACAATTAAATCTTACCGGTAATGTATTTACGGGGTCAAATCCCAATTATCAAACATCATTAGCGCCATATAGTTATGGTCAAGATTATTTAGATAGGTTTAGAAATTTCCCTTATATGAAATTAGGTTATTTTCTAACACAACAAATTGATAATAACAAAAGTTGGACTGATAGTGAAAACGGATATAGAAGAAATCTTGATGGTAATTACAATGCTTTATATTATACCGCAGACGAACGACTAGTTTTAAATGTTAAAAATGTTGATTTATTTTTAAATCCGTCTCAAGGTATATTATACGATATTTGGTATATGTCTAGAGAATTTAATTACCCTATACCAAACTCAGGTTTAGATTTCACACCATCAACGGTAGTTCCGTCATTACTTAGTAGTTTAAGAACATCAACACCATTAAGTTTAAACGCACCTTACCCTTATAAACCTATTGACGAAACAATAATAAATCCACAACCAAAACAAAAAACATTTTTCGAATTTGCTCAGACATTTTGGAAGAATATGATTAATGTTAGAGATAGACAATATGCGACAAATGGTAAGACTATGGGATATCCTACGTTGGAGTCAATATATTGGAAATATCTACAATCAGAACAAAATGTTGGAATAGAGAACAATAATTTTAACTATGAAACTATGACAGAATATGTTAATGGTATTGGGGATTATTGGATTAGACTTGTAGAACAAATGATGCCTGCAAGTACAATATGGAATACAGGTTCTAGATTTGAAAACTCTATTTTTCATAGACAAAAATTCGCTTGGAGAAGACAAAGAGGTTGTAATTTAGTTCCGGTTCCTTGCGAACCTTGTTCATTTAAAACTAATGTTTTTGCTAAAGATTGTCCTGTCGAATCTACTGAATGTGGATTATATCCTGGAGTTTCGTTTAACAACGTTTTAAGTACGACTTTAAATAATTATTTGGTGTTAAACGGATATGAGTTAAATGATTGTAACACCAATTCATTATCTTCTGTTTGGTATGTTGATTTAAGAGTTGACGATGTGGTATTAGTTAGTGAATCTTTTTTTACAGGGTATGGGTATAACATAGTTAATCTTAGTACACCAACAAGTTCACAATGGGAAGATGCTTTGATTAATGGTTTGGACTCTTTAAATGATTACGGATATGGTTATCTTTTAACCGATGATGATACCGTAATAATATATAATGAAGTTTGTTCGGTATCGGATTTAGAAATTAATTTTAAAATAAACATTGGGGTTGAATTTAATATAGATTGTAATTAATGTCTTGTGCTTTATCATATAGTTTATCGGTTACGGGTGATTGTGGAAACGCCGGATTAGGTGCGTATACCATAGAAATTTACGGAAGTGCTCCGGATTATTCAATACAAGAGTTATATCCTGGAACCGGAGTTTCAGGGTTTACAGATACGTCAAGCGGCGGAAATGTTATTGACAATAACACCTATTCAAATGTAGGAGCTTCAGGCGGTAGCGGTGCTGATGTTAAGTTTAATGTTGTCAACTTATATGGGGTATATACGGTTTATCTTAGTGACCCAGGTACAGGATACCAAATTGGAGATTCATTAACTATTTTAGGAAGTAATGTTGGGGGATCAAGTCCTACTAATGACATAACAATAACGGTTGATTCATTACAAGAATCCGATATTGTTCCATTAGGTCCTGGAGTAACGGCATACACACAAACTAATTTATCGGCAGGAACCTATACAATAAATTTAATTGATAGTTGTTTACCTATAAACAACATATATCCTATTGATATTTACATTTCAAGCGGAACTAACGTATCCATAACAGGGATTAAAAACACTTTATGTGATTTACCCAATGGGGCGGTTACCGCGGAAACCTCAAATTACTACGGATTAGCAACTTTTCAATTATATAAACAAGATAACACATATGTAACATCTGGAACATTATTATCTGATACATATGTTTTTAATGATATTGAAAGCGGCTATTATTATGTAATTGGTGATGATGGTGGAGGATGTACAGGACAAAGTGCCACATTTTTAGTTGGACCTTCCACTAGTTTAGATTATGGGTTTTATGTTGTAAATAATGCCGGATGTTCAGTTGATAATGCGGGAGCGATTTATATAACAGGATTAACAGGAACTCCTCCATATACTTATCTTTGGAGTAATGGAGAAACCACTCAAAATATAACAGGAATTACATCAGGTGTTTATAGTGTTACGGTTGAAGACTCTGTAGGTTGTGTTAAAGTAACCGGAGCTACGGTTGTTGACGTTGAACCCGTAAGTTTTGGATCATTTGATTTACTACCCCCAAGTTGTTTTGCTGGTGACGGTGAAATAACCGTAAACGTAATAGGAGGAACCCCCCCATATAGTTATTTAGGGTCTAATGGTATTAATGCTATTAGTTTTTCACAAAGTTATACTTTCACAGGATTAGGTAGCGGTAATTTTACGGTTATTGTTACTGATGCCGGATTATGTTCTTTCACGCAAAGCGTTGCTCTTTTAACCCCTAATTCATTTAGTTTAGTTAGTTTTATTACAACAAATTCATTTTGTAACGATAGTTCGGGTAAAGTAGTAATTTCATTGGTTGGAGGTACATCCCCATATAATTTTACAATAATAGATTCGAGCGGTAATACATATAATCAAACCGCAACAAGTCCAAACGCCACATTTACAGGGTTAAAGTCAGGGACATACTCAATTCAAATTGAGGACTCTGGGGTTGGAACTTGTGTATATAATAATAATTTCACAATTAACAATACTAGTAAGTTTGGTTTAAGTGCCACAACAATCGGTAGTTTATGTGATTCTGCGGAAGGTGAAGTAACATTAACCATAAGTACAGGAGGAACTCAACCGTACACCTATCAAATAAATGACCAATTTGTAATAACGACAGGATTAACTTATACATTTACAGGTTTAACCCCTGGTAATTATGTTGGTACGGTTACAGATGCGACTAATTGTGGTCAAAATATTAATTTTAGTGTTATATCCACAAACTCCGTAGATTTTAGTTTGGTGGCCACAGACGCTAATTTAGGTGGTAACGGAACTATAACGGCATTAATAACTGACGGAACACCTCCATTTATATTGGATTGGAGTCCTAATGTTAATGGTCAAACAGGTATAACTATAACAAACTTAACCGCGGGTACATATTCTTTGGAAGTAACTGATAGTAGCGGTTGTACTAAAACAAAAACAATACGAGTTAATGGTTTAGGTAGCGTTGTTAGTTATGAAGTTTTTAATATATGTGACTCTAATTTAGACGACAATGGATTTGTTTTAGTTAAAGGACCTAAATCTCTTCTAATAGAAGGATTCAACGATTTAACTAGCGGAGATACAGATTGTATAATTAATGAATCAGTATTCGTCGCTCAAACAAATATCAATGGAGATATTAGACAAAAATATTTTTACACTGGGACATCAATTACCGATTATCCATCGAACAATTTATGGTACGAAACAATAACCGAATTGTTATTAAGTTATAACGGAATACAAACGGTCGATATTGACGGTGAAAACAATACTATTGAAGTTAAAAATGATTGCGAAGATATCGCGTCCAACTTGGGAGGCGCTCAAGTTAGAATCGATATGATAATTAAATATTTAATTTCTTGTGTTTCTTGCGATTAAATGACATCAGTTGAAATAAATAACGTTTCTGGCGACTCATTTCCGTGTAGTGTTTATGTTTGTACTATATATAATACGGAATGCGTTGAAATAGGACAAATCACAACACCATCTTTTCCTGTTTCATTTAATCTACCTTCACAATATATTTACGCTCCCGTAATACTATTAAGAATTGTGTGTTCTGAATGTGAAAATTTCGAAATACTTTATTGTTCTTGATTTATTCATATATTTGATTTATGAATAATGATTTAGTATTTGTTTCGGCACAACCCGATGTACCCTATTTCCATTGGCAATCGGAAATCTACATAAATAATTTTATCGAAAAAGGTATTAATCCAAAAAATATTCACGTTATCTTTGCGTTAAAGAATGGTAGAGAAAATCCCACAACAGGGTCACTTAATTTAAAAAAATATGAAGTTAACGTTCATCACTATATTGATGATAGAAAAGATAAAAAATATATACCCAGTATAAAACCATTTTTAATATCAAAATGGTTAGAACAATATCCTAATTTGGGTAAAAATTTTTTTCTTCACGATGCGGATATTGTTTTTAGAGAAAAACCAAATTATGATGACTTATTAAAAGACGACATAATTTATTTATCCGATACTATAGGTTATATTGGTTACAACTACATAAAAGATTGTTGTGACAGATATGAAAAACATCACCCAAATTCAAATAAAGAACAATTATTAGATGAAATGGTTAATGTTGTCGGAATTACTATTGATTGTATAAAATGTAATCAAGAAAACTCAGGTGGAGGTCAATATATTATAAAAAACACAAACAAAGATATGTGGGAAAAAATATATTCAGATTGTACTCCCTTGTATAATCAAATGTTAGATTACCAAAAAAGATTTCCAATTAATCCGGGACAAATTCAATTTTGGACAGCTGAAATGTGGTCTTTATTATGGAATTTATGGTATTTTGGTTTTGAAACAAAAATACATAATAGTTTAGATTTTTCTTGGGCAACTGACGACATTAAGACTTATGAAAAAAAACCAATTTTACATATGGCGGGTGTGACAGAAAATTTAAAAAGTAAAAAATTTTATAAAGGAGAATATATTAATGTCAACCCTTTAGATAGATTAAAACAAAATATTAATCATTTCGATTATATTGATAAGAATAGTTCTACAATAAAATACATTGAAATTATGAAAAGCATAATTAAAAATGAAAACTAAATATTTATGATTAAAGTTTAATTATATGGCTGGTGGATCAAGTGCCTGTGTTTGTCTTAAATTAAGTTTTGAATGTTCTGATGAGAGCGTTTTTAGCATCGATTTGTTTCAAGAAGGTTATATTAATACAGGTTATGGTGAAAAACCATATTATATTGGTAGTTATTCAGGAAACAATTATATAATATATTGGAATTTCGTAATAAACGGGTGGTCTTTTGAAGACGTATTGAATCCCGGAGTTACAATTTTTTCCTCATCTACAAATTCTAGTATTTGTAATTTTAATAATTGGGATATTGCGGATACTACAGATTTTGAATTTTGTTCAGGGGGTACGGCGCCTATTTTATCCTATAAAGGAGACCAACCTTGTCCAAACCCGACAGGAGATACTTGCGGTGATTGTAGTTGTTGGTTTTTTAGTGCGGATAGTACTTACACAATTTCATATTATGATTGTAATAATGAAGGGAAAGCGTTTGTATTAAGTTCAGGAGGAACTTCCTCATTTTGTTTAAAAGGAGAACCGATAGTAGTTCCACCAAACGTATCTAATTTTTATTCCGCCAAAACTTCAAATAATTGTTTTTTAGATTGCGTCCCAACAGGATATTGTGAATGTATTATAGTTTCGAATGAAGACGATAATTTGGAATTTTATGTTGGAGGAACTATCAACGGAAAAACATTTTGGATTAGTGATGTTGGTTATAGAATATATTGGGACGATTCTAAATGGGTTTTTGAAATTGACGGACAAGTATCGGCAACCACAACCGGAGGAGGAATATGTCCACCAACAGGTTCTATTAACACCAATTGGACACCATCAATTTTTGTAGATGATTTTACATTAAGTCTTTACGATTGTTATCCCGAATTTAATGAATCTAAGAAATGTTGGGTAATTACCGCGACTACAGATGACGAAGTAATAACTTTTTATGATAATTTAAATACAAATCCTAAAAAAGCTATTTTATTATCTATTGATGATACTATGGAGGTTTGTGCATATGATAAACCAATTAGCACCAGTTCAGCAACCACTATAATTGAGACAACAGGATCTTGTTATAATTTTTGTAATTCTATTGATATTTGTGGTTGTATTAAAACAACATTAACCTGTGATTTGGAGGCTGGTGAAGGATTGACACAGATATCTAATTTAACTCCTTCAGGAACTATAAATGGAAAACCTTTTTATCTTAATGATGATAAAGTATTATTTTATAGTGGTGTTTGGATTTATTATGATACAACCAACCAATTAATTTTAGCACAAATTGCGGAAAAAGACATCGAATGTCCTTACGATGGTCAATGGCAAATTGACGATAGTGAAATTTGTAATTGCGTTGGAGATTCCCCAATTAGTTTTTCAGTTTTACCTAAAATATGTCCCCAACTTCCAACACCAACACCCACCCCAACACCAACACCAATACCTTATGTAATACCTACCTGTAATGAGTGTATACCTACAACGGTATTTACTATGGATGTAGAATGTATACCAACAAATCCTACATCACCTACCTCAGCTGACGGATCAATATCATTATCAATATCAGGAGGAACTTCACCATATTTAACAACTTGGAGTAATGGAAACACTAACCCCGACATTTTTAATTTAACGGAAGGGTCGTATACGGCAACGACCGTTGATTATTATGGTGATTTTACTGCGGTAACAATTTGTGAATTAGTTGCGGTAAGACCAACAACTACAACAACAACGACAATCGCTCCAACACCTACAGGGAATACACTTTGTATGTCAATATCTACAATACAAAGTACTGGAACTACAACAGAATCAATACAATTTGAACCTAATGTAGTTGTTAATGGAAAATTATCTTGGGTTTCATCTGGAGGAGATTCATTAATTTGGGATAATACATCGTCACAATGGAAAGTTAATTTCAATCCTGTTAGAAGTTATTTTGTACTATCTTTAAATCCGGCTTTTCCACCATTAAATAATTGGATTGTTGTTGGGTTATCAGGAACCGCAACGGTAGTGGAGGGGGAGTGCCCGATAATGATTAGTTTAAAAACAATTAGTAAAAATGTTTCATTTAAAAGCCTAATTAATAAAGGTAACGATTTTAATGATTTATTTTAATAAAAAAAAATAATGTAAAATAATTATTTATAATGTCTTATATAATAAAAAACACATCAGGGTTAATTAATACAAAATTAACTGATACAGGTAGAAGAAAATTATCTCAGGGAAATTTTAATATTTCTTATTTTCAAATAGGGGATAGTGAAGTATCTTACGACGCAATACCTTCTTTTCCTCACGCAAATTCATATGTTTTAGAACCATCATTTAATTCTAGTAATATATCGGGAGTTCCGGAATCAAACAAACAATATACTAAATATCCTTACTATGTAGATGGGACTAGCGGAAATACTTACGGAATCCCTTTTTCCGATTCAGTAGTTTCTTTAATATATAATACCGCCGCTATGAAAGGTTTTTTTGATGGGGATACAGAAAATATTGAGGATACACCTGTTGATTGGAAAGTTTTTACAAGTGAAGATTATGTGATTAATTCTAATTATGTTGTACATATTTCAGATTTTGGTTGTAGTGATAAAGTTACTTTAATTTATTCGGATTGTAGTGAAGGAATTGTTAGACAACCTGCGGCGGGAGATTTTATAACTTTTTATTATAATCCTAACATTACCGATACTTGTGTTTGCACCGCAACAACAACGACTACTACCACAATACCAATAACAACTACCACAACCACATTTAATCCTTGTTCACCTACTACCACAACAACGACAACGATTGAGCCGACAACCACAACAACGACAACAGAACCTTTCATACCAACACCACCTGTGGATTGTGTTATGAATATCGATAGTTGCCATCCAATGATGACATATAGAATAATCTCAATATGTAATAATGAGGTTACTTTAGATAGACCAACACCAAATTTATCAATTTTAGGTGGAGATTGTTATGTTAGAGCTTTGGTATATCCACCAAATATGACCACCATTTATGATAGTACGGTACCAACATATAATGCTGGGGTAATAGATTTCCAATCTGAATGTAATGCGGGGGTAACATTTACAAATGTGTGGAATATGAACACTCCTTGGTCTGAAAACCCCGCAGGGTTAAATCCATCATTCTATGCTGGTTATACGAAATTTGGATCGATAAATTATTTGGGTTCTAAAGAATATTTTGGCTACTCTAATAGTAATGGTCAAAATGATACCGATTATGTTTATTATTATAATTCTTTAGGAGAAATAGTATTTGTTGAACCTAAAGAACAAAAAGCAATATCGATAGTTCATTATACCAATAATTCACCTGGTTTATATTATGGTGAAAAATTTGCGTTAGAGCCTTTTGATCAAGATAATCCTGGTAATACGGGACAGGCTAGAAATTTTAGAGTTCATATACCTTGGATTATGTGGCACAAAAACCCTGAATGTTGTTATGGTCAAACATTTTGGGTTGACCCTCCAGGATTTGAGAATCTTAATCTGTTTCAAGTTTATTATTTAGAATCTAATAAAAATTTAGATATGAATAATCCTGGACATAGATATTATCACTTATGGGATACAAATGCTAATGATAGCAACGGAAGACCTAATAGAGTTGGTAAAGTATTTCCTGACCAAAAAATGATTATTTTTGATGATGAAGAAATAATTGCCGCTATGTCTTATAAATCTAATAGAAATTGGACATTACCGGCACCAAAATTAGGGTTAATAACGCCAAATGTTTGCGGAACATTAGGTAATTCAACAGGAATTCTACTTAATAGTGACGAATATTTGTATGTAACTTATAGATTTAATGATGATATTTTTTGTCTAAATTCATTACATTGTAATTATTATACTAAAATTCAAGGACCAAATATTGATTGTACTAATTTAAGTTCTCAAAATGTTACTTTACAATTCGGACCCGAATTTAATTGTTTAAAACAACCATTTTCACCTTATGTCACAACAACTACAACATATGAACCATTAACCACAACAACGACATTATGTCCAACTTCTTGTGATACTATTGAAGGTTATTACGCTAATAAATTTGAGATATTAGTACAAAAAGTTTCTGGAACCGGTAGACCTGACTCTTCTTTATGGAAAGTAATTGATTTTACCGATCAATTAGATTCAACTATGATTAATGGTTATATAACTCAAGACGGATTAACTCAAAACACTTTTGTAATAACTAAAGATTTATACGATAGCGCTCCATTATATAATTTGAATGATTATATACCTCTAACACCGGCCAATTATAGTGGAACATCACTTAACTTTGGAGACGAGTATTATTTTTACGGTTCAATTGAAGCTGATATTGAGGCAACGATTTATGAAATGAGATATAAGGTAAATTTGAGTCAGACAGAATTTCAAACACCTTCTAATCCTACTTGGAACGTTAGCGAACGTAGATTTATTACCGAAATTGGTCTTTACGATAACGAAAAAAATCTTATGATTATATCTAAGATGCAATCACCTGTTTTAAGACAGGGAACTCAGCAATTCTTAGTAAAATTAGATTTTTAATATGAGAAAAAATTTAAAGCAAAGTCCTAAAGTATTAGGACTTGACATTTCCACTAGCACCATTGGTTGGGCATTATTCGATATTCAAACAAAAGAATTATTAGAATTAACTCACATTTCCCCTAAACCAAAACCAAAAGAAGAAGATAAAATTAAAGAACTTCTTTTAAAGAGTGACATTTTTAAAACAAAATTAATACAATATACTGATTTAGGTATTACTAAGGTTATTATAGAAGAGCCTTTACTTAATTCTAACAATATCTACACAATACAAACCTTATTAAGGTTCAATAGTTTTCTATGTAAACTCATTTACGATTCTTTAGGTATTGTTCCTGAATTCATATCAACGTATAATTCAAGAAAAAATGCTTTCCCACATTTGGTTCAACAAAATCAAAAGGGTAAGTTTGTATTATTTGGAGGTTATCCAAAAGATTGTGATAAAAAACAAATAATTTGGGATTTAGTTGCTAAAAGAGAACCTCAAATACAATGGCAATATACCAAAAACAATACTCTTAAAAAAGAAAATTTCGACCAATCCGATGCTTATTGTTGTGTTTTAGGTTATATGAAACAAGAAAAAATTTGGTGATTATTTTGTCACCATTTTTTTTAAGTACAATTAACTCTAGAAACACTTAAACAAGTTGGGCCTCCACAATTTACATATGTATAACCTGCCGGACAAGTAAATCCTTGAGGTAATCCACTGGCAAATAATTGACCCGTATCAAATATGAAATAAATTCTACCTGTTGATGATCCGTTAGCGACTCCCGCAACTCCTAAACCTGTTGCGGTTGCTCCTGAATTAATTATTGCGGTACTTGAATCAATAACTTGGGTTATATATGTTCCAGAATAAACAAAAGAAGGGAATTGAACAAATGCTCCGACATCATTAGTCGAAAAATTACTCGATGATGTTATTGTGGTACTACCACTAATAAAATTAATATCAAAAGCTCTAGGTCTTTTTTGTTTTGTTGAGAATATTACATATGGTTCAATACTCGAATATGTTGTCGCGGATAATAAATCGTCTATAGGTATGTCTAATAATTCAAAGGCTAAATTACCTCCACCGAAATAGTTACCACCCTCAACATTAATTATTGAAGTACCGGCCGACAGACTTATTGGGAAACAATTCACAAATGCTAAAGCTTGTTTTTCACCATCACCATTATTAAGTTCTACGGCAAGTAACCCATTAATAGTGATTCTAACTGCGTTATTGGCATTTACTAATATATAATATTTTTTACTTTCAGGTATTTCTATACATTGAGTTATACCTATCCAAGTGTTTGCTAATACGTATAAAGGACTAGTATTAGGTGGTGATGGTGCGTCAGACCAAACTCCGACTTGAGAAGCCCAAGAACCCGATACAGAATATTTACCCCATAATAAATTTATTGCGTCGTATCTATTATATTCTATATTAATAGAACTACCGCTGCCAAGATTTAAAACTCCTGAATTAACAAAACTTTCAGCTAAGTAAGACAAACTTTGTGGATTACCGACTAAACCTAAATTAGGTGTATTAGGTGGGTTATTGGTTGGTGGATAAGGTACTGGCCAATATCCGAAAGGATAATTTAAAGATGCGTGAGGGGTGTTCGGAAGTGACGATGGTGATAACGAATTGTATAGAATACCTTGATTGGTATAACCACTAACAGGTATTATTGATAAACTACTTGGAGTTGCACTATTTAATGATGGAGAACCTGTCTGTATATTAGGTAAACCAAAAATAGGCCATCCTTTATTGGTTATTTCTTCATAAACTAATAAACCTAAACGACCACCATTTGTTGCAGGATAATCTTCATAATTAACCCCTATTATTCTTGGATTTAATGGTGGAGTTGCTAATTCTTCTAATATCTCTTCACAGGTAACTCCGTCAGGTAGTAAAGTATAACCTTCAGGACAAGAACAAGATGGAGAAGTTGTGGTGGTAGTTGTCGTGGAAGAATAACAAGGCACTTCAAATAAGTATTCCTCAAGTTCGCTAGAAATAAAATTAAAATCTTCAGTACCTAATACACAAAATTCTATTGGAATTGTTGTTGTGGTGGTAGTTGTTGGTGGTATACATTTATCACAATCGCCCAAGTTAGAGTAACCAATAGGCCCTTCAATTAACACAATATTATTAACACCGGTATTACAAGTATTTTGACCTAAATAGGATATACATCTTGATTCTCCATTAACTATTGACCTAAAAATCATAAATTTAGTTATAGTGTCTCCACTTGGAGTCGCAATTGGAATTGGGGCGTATAATAATTCACCAGTAAAACAATCTTGAAATTGTTCACTAAGAGGATCACCATCAAGAGCGGGACATTCAATAATAGAATTTATAGTATTAAAAGTAACATCACCAAAAAATATACAATCTCTGACTACAGGAGCGATTGTGGTTGTAGATGTGGTTGTAGTTGATGTTGGAATTGGATCAACATATTCAGCTATCGCGTCAACACCAACACCAACACATATGGTAGGAGGTATTGTGGTTGTTGTGGTTGTTGTTGAAGTTGATGTAGTAGTTGTTGTAGGCGGAACATAACAATCAAAATATGCGTCAAAGTCAAAATCATTACAAGGATTAGTTGTTGTTGTCGTGGTTGTCGGACAATCTCCCTCACTAAATAAAAATGGAGATAAATTAGGACAACTATTAGGTGATGGTGATGGTCCTGATAATAAACAAGTTCCACCCAAAGCCGTTGATAAACACCATTGAGTTGTTGCACTTTTATAATATATGAAATAACCATTACTTGAACCTGTCCAATATAACTCACCATTATATGATGGTACCGTTGAACCTGTGTTAGCACTATAAACATCATCCAATATGGAATTAGTTCCTTGTATACAATATGTTGACGAACATCCTGTTGTTACCATAATCCGCTAACTATTAAATATGTGTAAAACTCACACTCATTACTATCCACAATTTTTAAATTGAATGAGAGATTATCTTCAACAATTGCGGGAACATTAAACACATAAGGTATTGAACCAGTTGTTATAGTGTCTATATAAAAACAACTAGTAATTGGGTCGTCGCACAAATATACATCGTATGGAGACAATCCAGTTATTGAATTTATGGTTATTTGTACCGGCATTTATTTATCATTAATAAATATAGAAGAATGAAAAATCTTGTGAAGTTTGAAATATTAATATTTTTTACTATATTTTAGATATGGACGAATTTCAAAGCGTTGTTGATTTAATAAGTGAATTTTTAGGGAGACCAAAAAAAATATATGAGAATCAATCTCAGGTTTCTTGGAACTGCCCAATATGTGACGAAGGTAAAAATAAAGGTAATCTTGAGATTAATATCGATAAATCTGTATTTCATTGTTGGTCTTGCGGGGATAGTGACGGTACTCACGGAACTTTAGGTAAATTATTTGATAAATTCGGTAATAAAAAACAAAAAAAAATGTATGGTATTTTAAAGCCTGAAACCGTACAAATTAAAGAAGTAAAAAAGGTTAAATTAAAATTACCTGAATCATTCGTTAAATTTTCAGACTCAAGTCCAATATATCCCGTGAGAAAACAGGCGTATAATTACCTAAAAAGTAGAGGTATTACTGATGGTATGATAGAAAAGTATGATATCGGTTTTTGTGATAGTGGTTCTCATTCGGGTAGGATAGTTGTTCCATCATATAATAATGAGGATGAATTAAATTATTATATCGCCAGAAGTTGGGATCCAAAATCGCGAGCCAAATACAAAAATCCGCAAGAAGAAAAAGACAAAATTATATTTTGGGAAAATCATATTAATTGGAATGAAGACATACATCTTGTCGAAGGCGTTTTTGACGGACTATTTTTACCGAATTCAATTCCAATGTTGGGGAAACATATGTCGTCACTTTTATTTGAGAATCTATATAATAAATCCAAAGGGAATATTATTATTTGTTTAGATGCTGATGCGTGGGAAAACGCGAAAAAACTTTATCACGAATTGAATGGTGGAGAGTTATATGGTAGGATAAAAATAATAAAATTAATGGATGATAAAGATGTTTGTGATTTAAAAGGTGAGATTAATGACTATTATGTTAATATTAAAGATTGATGGATTTAAAAATTATTGCACAAGAAATTAGGGAAATTTTACAAAAAAGAAGAGACAACCTAGACCTCACATTTGAGGAAGAATTACATAAGTATAGTATGAGAGACACTAAAGGAGTCATTAAAGGTGACTGGCCTTCAGTTTCAAAGGTTTTAAAATCTTTCTACCAAGAATTCCCAACAGATGACGCCGCAGAAAAGAAAAGTAAGGGAGACCCTGTTTTAAAAGAAAAGTTAATTAAAGAATGGGCGGAAGCAGGGACATACTCAACTAATATGGGTAGTAGAGTTCATTTTATGTTAGAAAAAAAATCTTTAGAGTTGTTTGATTATATGAAACTTATTAGACAACCAATATTTGAGTGCGATTTTACTCAAATATTAAAAAGTGATTCTATGATTCATGCGGGGACTAACTTTCTTAATTTAATGAAAGAACGAGGAGCGGTTTTATTAGATACTGAGATTGTATTAGGTGACCCTGAACTTGGATATACCGGACAGGGAGATACTGCTTGGCTAATCAAAAATAAAACAAATGATGATTGGGGGTTTATAATTACAGATTACAAAACAAACAAAAAGAAAAATTTTGAGGAAAATCAGTTCACTAAAAGAATGTATTATCCATTTACCAATCAACCAAACAACGCTTTAGGTCATTACTTCGTACAATTACCATTATACGGAAAATTATTACTTAAAATGTTAAAAGGAACAAAATTTGAAGATAAAAAATTATATGGTTGTATAATCGTTCATTTAAAAGATGATTCACAATTTGAAGAATACAGAGTCCCTAAAGAAGTTGTAGGTACCGTATTAGATATGGACGTTAAAAAATATTTGACAAGTAAGAAATAAATTTATATATTTGTGTTATGGAAAATATAGGAGGACCTAAAATAGATTTAAAAGAACAACCAACCGTTGTTTGTGAAAACCCTGAATGTGGGTCAAAATTCTTTAAAGAAGTTGTTTTAATTAAGAAAGTATCAAAATTAATGACTGGAAGTAGCGAAGATACACTAGTGCCGTTCCCAACTTATATGTGTAATAGTTGTGGTCACGTTAACAAAGATTTTGATTTATTCTAAAACTTATGATTAAAAAAATTGTTCACTTTTCAGATTTACATTTGAGGTTATTTAAGGATCACGATTTGTATCGTAAAATATTAACCGATATGTTAAATCAGTTTAGAGAGATAAATCCTGATAGGATATTGTTTACTGGTGATTTATTACATTCTAAAAATCAACTTACACCTGAATTAATTGAAATTTCGGTTTGGTTATTAAGTGAATGTTCTAAGATTAGTAAAACAATATTAATTTTCGGAAATCACGATGGGCTTGTTAATAACAATCAAAGACTTGATAGTATAACACCAATCGTTGAATCAATGAAAAACCCAAATGTTGTTTATTACAAAGATAGGGGTGTCTATGAGGATGAAAATGTTTCTTGGTGCGTGTATTCCCAGTTTCAAGGGAATATACCTCCAGAAATATCTGAAGCTAAAGGTGTTAAAGTTGGATTATTTCACGGACCTGTCCAAGGACTTAAAACTGATTTAGGTTATGACTTTGGAGACCATGCTTATGATGTTGAAAAGTTTAAAGGACTTGACATTGTATTATGTGGAGACATCCATAAGAGAAGTAGTTTTACAATACCTAACGGTAAAAAAGGTGAAATGATTGGATCGGTAATACAACAAAACTATGGAGAAGACATATATAATCACGGATACGGAATATTAAACATTCAAACATTAATTTACGAAACAAGAAATTTGTCTAATCCAAAACCATTCCTATCTTTCAATATAAATTCTTTCGATGATATTATAAATGGAACAGAAAAACTCGCAAACATTTAAAATAGAGTTAAAAAACTTTAAAGAAGTTTATGATTATTGTTATCTTAATCAGATAATTGATATGAATTCGTTTGTTAATAAATGTTTTAAACAAGGGTTTGACATTCAAAAATACGGAATGTTGGGTGGAGAAACACCACCCCAAGTCAAACCTGAAGTCGTAGAAAAGATTGTTGAGGTTGAGAAAATAGTTGAAGTCCCTGTTGATAGAATTGTTGAAACGATTAAAGAAGTTGAAGTGATAAAATATGTTGATAAAGAAGTAATTAAGGAAGTTCCTGTTGAAAAAATTGTCTCAAAAATAGAATATATTTACGACAAAACTGAACCTCAAATCATAGAGAAAGAAGTAATTAAAGAAGTTGAGAAAATAGTTGAAGTTCCTGTAGAAAAAGAGGTTATTAAGGAAATAATAAAAGAAGTTCCTAGTAATGATTCAGATGAAAAAATAAAAATGTTGCAAAATACTTTGTTGAATCAGAAAAAAGAACTAACTTTGAAAACTCAAAAGATTAGTGAACTTGAAGAAAAAATAAAACAATTAGAAAATTTAACAATAAACCAAGGGGCTGTATATATGAGAAGCTCCAATTTATATAAAGATTAAACAATATGATAACAAAATTAATAGTTTGGTTCATTTTAAGTTACGGACTTATGAACATAATGGTATTTGGAAGTATATTCCAAGGATTTAGGGATTTTTTTAACAGATGGGGGTCTAGTTCATTTGCATCATTCCAAGGAGTTGGGATTTTTATATCGGGAATATTAAGTTGTCCTATGTGTTTTTCCACTTGGAGCGGTTTTGTGTTAAGTTTATTGATTTATTCTCCCACACATAATTTATTTTTACTACCTTTGTGGTGTTCTTGGTTTTTTGATGGTATTTTATCATCTGGAGCGGTATGGGCGATAAATTCGATAATTGAGTGGTTTGAAGAAAATAGACCAAATAATAACAACTAAATATAAATAAGATGGCAAAATCAAGATTAAGAGGAGGGGCTAAGGCTCACAGAAAAAGAGTTCAGAAAAGAAACGAAAAAATGGGGCTTATGAAAAAACAATTTGAGAAGAAGTATAGTAAATTACTTGAAGAACAAATGACCCTACTCAAAGAAAAAATGGAGCAAGAAGCTGCTAAGTCTAATGATGAAACGACTGAAGAAACACAAACAACAGAAGGATCCGAATCAGCTTAATTTGTTTTTAAAACCTGTTGAATTTAATTATAAGATAATGAGTAAAGAATTGGACTATACGACTTTAGATAATCCCTACATTCGAGTTATTTGGGAAGATTATTCAGAAAATTTCACACAAGAAAAAATTAAAAGTGTTAGACATTATTTTCAGAAAAAATACAACTCAACTAATGTTAATGTAATTACAAAGACAAAGAAAACTGAGGAAACTGAAAATACTAATGTAGATATTTCTTTTAACATTCTCGATAAGAATTACCAACTTGAATTGGTTAAATCATATCTAATATCTAAGGGTAACGAAGATTTAATTGATGAGATTGTAAAGATAGATTCTTTAGTTGATAATAAAATATCTTTAGAAGACAATGAAGCAACACCATTTAAAAAATGGTATATTAAAAACATTGAGTTTTCAAACTTTTTATCTTATGGTGAAAATCAAAAAATAGATTTTGATAAATGTAGTGGGATAAATGTTGTAGAATCTAACCCACCTAATTTTGGAGGTAAGACGGTTCTAACGGTTGACCTACTACTTTTTCTTTTCTTTAATGAAACCACAAAGACAACTAAGGCAGAAGAAATCTTTAATAGATTTACAGACAAGAATAAGGTTTTTGTTAAAGGTGAGATTACTATTGATGGTGAAGAATATATAATAGTAAGACAATTAGAGAGAAAAAAATCAAAATCAAATGAATGGAGTGTAAAGACCGAATTGGATTTCTTTAAAAAGTTATCCGATGGGTCTTTACAAAACTTCACAGGTGAACAAAGAAGAGAAACTGAGGAATTCATCAAAACTTCTATCGGCTCTAAAGAAGATTTCTTAATGACTATCTTAACAACCGCAACAAACCTTGAAGATTTAATCGATTCAAAACCCACCGCAAGAGGACAGGTATTATCTAGGTTTATGGGATTAGACTTCTTAAAAAGAAAAGAAGAGGTCGGAAAAGAACTATATTCTGATTTCTCAAAATCAATGATATCAAATGTTTATAGTAGTGAAAAATTAAAGTCGGATAATGAGACATTTGAAAATAACATTATTGAGTTAAAAAATTCAAATGATGAGTTGAATAATAATTTAAAGGATATTAATGAAAGATTAGGTAAGGGTAAAGAATATCGAGACCAATTATTAAGTAAAAAGAACGATGACATTGATAAAGAAATTAGTCTTTTAAAACCTGAAGAAATTAAAGAGGAGATTAAAGGACTTGATTCCAAAAAAGATTCTACCGAAAAACTTTTAAAAGAATTAAAAGTAGTTGAACCATCAGAATTTTATCACGAAGATAAACACGATAAAATTAAGGAAGAGTATAACATCCAACTTAAAAATAAGATAGAGGTTGAGACAAAGATAAAAGATATTGAGGAACTTCAAGAGTCGGTTAGTGGTGGTATTAAATGTGAACATTGTGGTATTGAGTTAATGAACGCGGCTATTACTCAAAACAAGATTAATGAACTTGCAGGATTTATCACGCATAAAACCCAAATTGAAGGGTTAATGCAGGATTTATCACGCAAAGATATTGAGTTTGTTAAACTTAAAAAAGAGTTTGATGAGTATGAAAAGAACAAACTTATTAAAGAAAAATATGAACTAAGTATTGAATCGTTTCAATTAAAAGTTGGCACCTTAAATGAAAAATTAAAAAAATATTACGAAGTCCAAGACAAAATTGCGGAAAATGCTAAGATAAGTTCATTGTTAATGAAGGCTAATGTTAGGTTAGACGAACTTGAATTTGAAAAAAATTCAACGGATAAGAAAATAAATGATAACTTATCACAGATAAATTCGTATAACATTAAAATAAAGGAGAATCTAAATAAAATAGCATTAATATCCGAAGAATCTATAAAAGAGAAATATTATAAAATTTATTTGGAAATTTATGGTAAAAATGGGATATCTAAAATGATAATGAGAACAATGATGCCATTAATAAATTCTGAATTACAAAGATTGATGGAGAATAGTGCTCACTTTAGATTGGAAATTAGAATTAACGATAAAAACGAGGTTGAATTCATTATGATTGACAATAATACTCAAGTTGAAAAATTAATGGTTTCAGGTTCAGGTTATGAAAGAACAATAGCGTCATTGGCATTAAGAGCGGTTTTAAGTAAAATATGTTCATTACCAAAACCAAATTTGGTAGTATTTGACGAAGTTTTTGGTAAAATTTCTAATGAAAATCTTGATATGGTATCAGAATTTTTCAGTAAAATAAAGGAATATTTTGAAAAAATCTTCTTAATCACTCATAATCCGATGGTTACAAATTGGGCGGATAATGTGATAAAAATTAAAAAAGAAGATAATATTAGTTTGGTGGATCAATAAAAATTTTGTATCTTTGTATTATAAATAGAAAAATATGGAATATATCTTATTCGTTTTCGCGGCACACGAGGAACAAGAAAAATTGGTAAAATCAATTGCAGAAGAGATATCGGCGGTCTCTGATTTATCGGATGTTAAATTTTATTTCGGTCCTGAATCGGCAATATATGTCTTTAAAAGTAGCGAATCATTTGACTCAGTTAAAGATTTTTTTAGAGTGATGTTAGGCCTCGGTAATGTTGTTTATTTTTTATCTGAATTAGATAAAGATAAAACTGATTATTATTTGACTGACGAAGTTAAAAAACATTTATTTGAATCTGAAGATTTTACATATAAAATGACCAATGAAGAAAAAGACGAAATTGACAATCTCTTATTAAGGGAGTTCAATGACGAGAAGTTTAAATTATTTTGTGAGGAATTGGAAGACGAAGATGATGATATTATGAAAATGAAGAAAAAAACAAAAGAACCCACACTAAATGATTTGTTAGATAAAATAAGCTCAGAAGGGATCAACTCATTAACCAAAAAAGAAAAAGAACTTTTAACCAAATACTCAAAATAATATGAAAGAGAAAAACACAGGAATGCCAATCAATCAAGAAGAAATTCAACATTACTTAAAAGATATTCGTAAAATAAAGGTAATGACACCTGAAAGAGAAAAGGAATTATCCAAAATGATGATGTCAAGTGAAATTACTGAAGAACAGAAAAGTAAAATAGAACAAGAGTTATTAGTAGGTAATTTAAGGTTTGTTATCACCGTGGCTAAACAATACCAAAATCAAGGTTTAGATTTTCCAGACCTTATTGCTGAAGGTAACATAGGCCTTTTAAAGGCGATAAAAAACTTTGATTGGTCTAAAAATTTAAGATTTATTTCTTACGCGGTTTGGTGGGTTAAACAATCAATATTACAATCATTGAACGACAACGCAAGAACCATTCGTTTACCGGTTAATGTTGTTCAGGATTTACACAGAGCTAAAAAAGAGATAGAACATACTGATGGTAGATTGGATGATAGATTTGCGGGATTACCATCAATAATTAATCTTGATGGAACAATTAATGAAGAGGGCGATACTTTATTTGATATTGTTAAAAATGATAATGCGGATATGCCCGATGAATCATTCAACACTAAAGACATATTAAAAACAAAATTGATGGGGTTGTTAGGATCTTTAGATGAAAGAGAAAGAGTTATTGTCGAAGATTACTTTGGGATATCAGGAACACCTAGAACATTGGAGGATATTGGAGAAGACTTTAATTTAACTAAAGAGAGGGTTAGACAAATTAAAGCGAAGGCACTTAGAAAATTAAGAAACGAAAGTTCTGTTTTATTTGATTATATGTAAAATATACTAACACAAAAAATAAAAAACCTTCTATTTATTATGGTAGAAGGTTTTTTATTTTTAAAAAAAAAGAATATGAAAAAAATATTGTCATTTATAGATGTGTGGGGATTTAGAATAATTTTTCCGTTGAGTTTAATAGTTTTTTTAAAAACCTGTAATACCAATTCTAAAATAGAATCTGTTGGTAAGAAGGTTGATAATACGATTAAAGAGTCAGACTCGATATATAATGTTATTGATAATTTAAAAAAAGAAATTAGAACTGAAATTAAAATTGAAGGTTTAAAATCTGAAAAAAGAATGATTCAGTCTACTGATAGAAAAATTTTAGATGTTAACCGACAATCTGAGATAGATAAAGAAATTGAAAATCTCCAAAAATGAAAAAAGTATGGGAATGGATTAAAAATAACCCCAATAGGGCTATGTTTATAATCCCTATTATTCTTGTTGCGATTATATCAATATCTCACGTAGTCTCTTGGTATGATATTATGAACCCTTATAATTGGGCGATATATCTGTCAATAGCGATAGAAATAGGTGCGATGACCGCTTTAGTCGCAGCAACCAATAAAATTAAAGGAGGTGTGTGGGTTATGTTTGGTTTGGTCACTTTCATACAAATGATAGGTAATATATTTTTCTCTTATAAAGAAATAGATGCTACAGGAGATTTATTTAAATCCTGGATGGAGTTGACAGGGCCTCTTTGGGAAATGCTAGGTTCTGATATAAATGATGTTGTCGTGCACAAGAGGTGGTTAGCGTTTTTAGGTGGAGGTTTATTACCAATAATTTCATTAACATCCCTACATTTTTTTATAAAATATGAGAACCCTAATAATGAGTTAGAAAATCTTTCCGAAAACAAAGAAAAGATTATAGTTCCTAATAAAATAAAAAAAGAATTTATCCCTAACGAAAAGGAGTTTATTAATAATGATTTATCTGAAGTCGAAATCGATAACAATAATCAAAATATTGAAAATAATGTAATTTTCTCAGATTCTATATTAGAGACATACAATGAAATAAAAACAATTGAAAAAAATGAAATAAAGATAGATACGAAAGTTAATAATAATCCAATAGTAAGTGACGAACAAATAAATTTTAACGAAACTCAGATAAAAGAAGTTGGTGATATTCTTAATGATGAAATTACAACAAAAACAATAGATAATAAAAGAGTTTTAACTTACACTAAAGACCAATAAATTCCTTAATTATTTTTTTATGGAAATTTTAAAATATGGGAATTTTAAACCTTTAGGTAAACAGAAGAAAAAACATCAAATAATTTTATGTCACTCATCAAGACCTATTGAAGAATATTTAAATTCTTTAAAGTTTAGATTTAATAGTAAATTTAATAGAATACCAAATTATGTAATATCTAGACGAGGAGAAATCTTTAATCTACTTAAAGATATTGAGCATACTAATTTTTTTACTGAAGAAAAAATAAATAGGAATTCTATTATAGTTGTACTTGAAAATTTGGGGTGGGTTCAAAAAGAACCACTAAAAGATTATTATGTTAACTGGAATGGTGATATTTATAATGGAGAGGTTTATGATAAAAAATGGAGAGATTATTTTTATTGGCAACCGTACACAACATCACAAATAAACTCAACGGTATTTTTGTGTAATAAATTGTTTAAGGAGATGTTAATTAAAAAAGAAGTTATAGGTCATAACACTAAAATAAATGGTATTGAAAAATTTCAAGGTGTGACAACAAGAAGTAATTATGATTCTAATTTCACAGATTTAAGTCCGGCCTTTAATTTTGAAGAATTTATAAAAAAAATAGAAAATGAATAATACTCACGATGAAATTAAAAAGTTATTGAAGGCTTCAAGAACTATGCTTTCAAGTAAAAATTCTGTTAAAGAATCTTATGATATTAAGAAAAAATATAATTTAATTACTGAAGATAATGATATCAAAGATGATGGGGTTGATTTAGCTGAACCTGACGTATTAAAAAGAATAAACACTGCTAAAGCGGTTGAAGATGAAATCGAAGACGATACTAAAACCGCTGAAGATAAAAAACAAGGATATAGAATATCTGGAGGTATTTTAGTTTTACACGGAAAAGAACAAACAGATTTAGAACTAACTACCGATGAAAAAATTGCGTTCCAAGAGACTATGGACGAATTTGTAAATGAAGTTTCTGATTTGGCGGAATTCAATAAATTAAATGTTTATAACAATAATGTTGAATGGTCAGGTAAAATAATTGACTTTGATGTTGATTTTATAATTTCTATCGGTGAGGAAAATGGTTTATATTTAAATGGAGATATGATAAAGATTGATGATAAATTATTAGAGTTGATTGGTAAACTTAAATCTTATTTTGAAAAATTTAAATCTAAATGGGCTAAAATTATTTCCTCAAGAAAGAAAACCACGAAAATAGAAAAATAATGAAATTTCTAAATAAAATAGATTTTAAATTTTTAGTAATAGTGATATTGGTTTTAATTATTCTATTACTGAGAATGTGTGATAATGATTTAATAGAAAAACCAAAAGACACAATAAAAATCGATGGTAAAGAACACATTATTTTAAAACATACTAGAGACACTATTTACGAGCCTGTTATAGAAACGATTTACAAAAAAGGTGAAACAATTTATAAAGACTCAATAATATATGTGGAAACTCCTAAAATAGTGGATACCGCTTTAATTATGAAAGATTACTACTCAATAAGAATCTATAAAGACACTTTAAAACTTAAAGATAGTTTAGGATTTATCACAATAACAGATAGTATCTCAAAAAATAAAATTAAAGGTAGGACTTTTTTATCTAATGTTAATAAAATTAAAATATTTGACACTATAGTTGTTGAACCAATAAAACAAATTGAATTTTATATGGGTGGGACTATGGGAGTTGATAAAATTAACTTAGTTAATTTCATAGGTCCAACTATAAATATTAAAACAAAAAAAGATAATGTTTATGGAGTATCATTGGGACTTAATAATTCCAAATCAATAACAATACAGGGGTCAATACTATGTAAAATAAAGTTTAAAAAATGAAAATATTCTTTTTATTTCTATTATTAAGTTTTTTAGGTTTCGGTCAAATAACCTTCAATGAACCCAAAACACAAATTAAGAACGAAGTTTTAAATTTGTATTTAGATTATGACAATAATTCATTTATTAGTAAACAAGAATTAAAATTCGCAGATTTTTTAAAATTAGATTCAGAACGTGATGATAATTGGTATTCGGAGTTTAAGGGAATATATACAAAAAAACCTTATGAATACTCAGGATATGATTTAGGTCATCTAACTCCATCACATATCACTTCTTACGATAATAAGGTTAATCATCATTCGTTCAGTTTTTATAATCAAGCGCCCCAATTGGCGGGATTTAATCGAGGTAAATGGGCTAGATTAGAAAGATCGGTAGAGGATTCTATTTCTAAATACAAATCTGATGTAACAATTATTACAGGGGTTATTTATGATAATAATAAAAAATTATTTTTGGGTAAAAGTAAAATTAAAATACCAATCTCTTTTTACAAAATAATTTTTATAAAAAATAAAAAAATAAGTTATGTTTGGATTGGGTCGAATATTAATGGGGAAATTATTAATGTTTCTATTAAAGAATTAAACGAAATATTAAAACTTAATAAAAATGAATTAATTTTTAATTTAAAAAATGAAAAATAAAAAAGAAACTAAAGAAGATATGATGACCGATTTAAAAGGTCAAATACTTAATAATATTGGTAAAACTGAATTACCTCCAGATCCTGGTGTTGAATTATTAAATGCAACAAGTGATATGGTTAAAGGACTATCTGAAGAAGAAAAAATGATTAAAAATAAAAAAATGAAGTTACCTATTGGAAAATTATTTTCCGCGGACAAATTAGAATCTAAAGAATCTATGGGTGCGGTAAGTGCTGGTGGTTATAGTGAACCTTTATTTTCAGAAACTAAGAAAGAAATGGAAGAAAAGTGGTCTAAAAAATATAAGGATAGTATTGATTGTAATAACCCAAAAGGTTTTTCACAAAGAGCCCATTGTCAAGGGAAGAAAAAAAATGTTTCTGAGGAAAAATTAAAGGGAGGTAAATCTGATGAAATGACTCTTAAAGATATTGCAAAAAAACACGATAAAAAGGGTTATTATCATATTAACAATATGATTGATACCCTTAAAAAAGAACTTAATAAAGGAATTAAAGTTGAGATGGAACATACCGATAACAAGCAAAATGCTAAAGAAATTGCTATGGATCATTTATACGAAGACCCGAACTATTATACTAAATTGAAAAAAATTGAGACTAAAGAAGTAACATCGTCCTCTTCAGTCGGAATGTATGATGCTCCCGGATTTGAAGACGTTCAAATGAGAGGAAACCACCCAAAGGGATCTGGTAAAACACATAAAAAAACTTTATTACCGGGAGGGAAATTTGTATCTGAAAATACAAAAAAAGATATGAATGATATGACAGAAGATGAAATATATAATTTAAGGGATAGTGAATATTTAAAACTTATTGATGTCATAGAAAGCGTAAATAAATTAACCCAAGTTAAAACTATGATTAATTTTTGGGAATTATTTCAGAAAAAATTTGATGGGTACATATCAAAAAAATTAAAAGAAAAGATTGAAAATAAAATAAAAGACAAACAAAAAGAATTAAATAGAGGTAAAGAAGAGGTTGAAGAGAATGTTAAGAATAGAAAACAAATACCGGGAGGAAAGTTTGTTAAAGTGAAGGAAAAGTGTAAAAAATTCCCTTATTGTAATCAAGGAGATATAAAGGCTCTTAAAATTTTTGAAAATGAAAAACTTAAAGAAGTCATTTCAAAGATAAGTAAAGAAAAACAAATTAGTGAAAATTTAATAAAGAAAATCCTAATCTCAAAAATAAATAAAACCATTTATAAAAAATAAGATATTTATAATAAAAAATACTGATATGAAAAAATTAAGTAACAAATCAATTGATAAATTAACATCAAAAATCCTTAAAGAAACTCTTGAAGAAAAGGCGGATAATTTAGTATCTAAAATTCAAAATCTACAAGAATTAGGTGGTATGGAAGATGAACACGATATTTTTGGCGAAATGACTCCAGAGCAATTAGATTTTATCGGAAAATTAAATGATGATGAATTAAGAACTTTTTTAGCTCAAAAAAGAAAAGGTGCTGAAGAATCTGATGATGAATTTGAACTTGAATATGGTGATACTGAAGGAGATTCTGATGAGTTTTCGGGATATAGAGGGGATGAAGATTATGAAGAAGAGGATGAGTATGAGGAAAAACTGGAAGAAGGTTTTGACGATGAATCAATGAAAGATTTTAGAATGGGTAAAGATTATGATAGTAGAGAATTTAAACGTAACATACCATTAGGTAAAGTAGATTACAGCGATATTACCCATAAAAGATCAGGAATTACTCCTGAAAAATATGTTGGTGACGAAATGATGGACGCACTTCTTAAAGCGTTAAAAAGAAAAAATAAAGAAGAGGAGCAAGGGGATGATTTACAAGATGAGTTTACTGAAGGTGAAGGTGAAACTTGTGAAATGTGTGGAGCTAAAGGAATAATGGAAAGTGAATGCACTGAGTGTGGTTATAAAATGAATGAAAATCTTTATGAAATTGAGGTCGATGATATAGAAAATGAATTTGATTATGTAGAAGGACATAAAGGACATTCATTTAAAGATGAATCCGCGCAAAGAGATATGTGTGAAAAATTATCTCCAGAGGAACTTAACGATAGACCATCTTGCTCAAGTTATGCTAATCGTAAAAAGTTTGGTGAGATGACAGAAAAACTGCATGGAGGTCAAAGAAAACTTGATAGAAACAAAAATAATAAAATAGACTCAGAAGATTTTAAAATGTTAAGATCTATGAGACATAAAAAAACTGAAACTAAAGAAGGTAAAAAATACGTTAAAGAATCCATTCAATTAACTGAAGAAGAAATTATAGATTTAATTGAGAATATTGTTTTAGAAGATAAGAAATTAAAATCAATGGGTAAAGTTAAAGGTCTTGAAGTCTATAACAAAGCCCATAAAGGGTCTGGAAAAGAAAATGAAGACTATATTAAATCCGTGTCTAAAAAAATGAAAGATTATTTAAAAGACGGATCTAAAGGGGATTTTCAAGAAAATCCAAAACAATTCCCAAAAGGAAATGGTCAATTAGCGAAAATGAATTCTAAAAAATACAATATGTCTAATGACGGAAAAGAATTTATTGATACCTATATGAGACCCGGTATGGAAAATTTAAGTTATGATGAAATCCAACCCGAAGAAGAATGGATGAAGGACACCATTGAAGGTTCATCTAAAACCGGAAATAACCCTAAATGGGCAAACGCCGAAGAAACTGAAGTTAATGAAAAAATTAATAAAAAACGTAAAGAAAATAAATTGGCTAAAATTAAACAAGCCGCTTATAGAAAATCAAAACAACCAATTACAGATGGCGCTGGGGATAGTTCAGGAAAAGGATTGGATATTAAAGTTGAATCTATAACAAAACAAGAAAAGATTTTAAACGAAGAGTTTGAAAGAATGAAAGGATTAATTTCATACGACAGAAAGACTCAATAATATACATTTCTAAAAACTACTTTATATTTTCTCCATAAGACAACTCTTATGGAGAATTTTTTTAATTACGTAACAAAACCATTAAATCCTGATGATGTTGATGTTTGGTTTAGGGTAAATAACATCATACCTGAAAAATTAGAACTTTTTTCAGATTTTTCGCATTCTTTAAATATAACAATTGTTGACACTTATTTAGGTGAGGAGTTAAAATCGAATGAGACTAAAATATCATTGTCTGATGAAGATAATGAAAAACATTTTGATTGGTGTTGGGACAAAGTTTTAGATAATTTTAAGAAGGAGAAAATAAAGTTCACAAGAAAAGGTGATCACTATGAGTACTTCAAAACATTTTTTGATGATGTTTTTTACAAACAAAAAGATGATTTAATTAAAAAATCTGTAGGAAACTTTTTTAATGATTTATTTGACTTAAACAAACCTTTTACTAAATCTGATCTTGATATGATACTAGCGATTTATAAATGTTTGGATAAAAATATGGGTAAATATTGACATTAAAAAAAATAGATGTTATATTATTAATACATAAATAAACTAAGATTAATTTAAAATGGAAACACTAGAAAAAATCAAAACCTTAACAGAAGAATTATCTGTTGATGCTACAAAATTTTTTAATGGTAATAAAAGTGCTGGAACTAGAGCAAGAAAAACTTGCCAAGATTTAAAAGACTTATTACAAGGACTTAGAAAAGAAATTTTGGAACATAGAAAAACCGAAAAATAAATGATAAATTATAACGTAATATTTTTATTCGTATTTATATTCTCAACGTTGATTATTTTGAGAACGGTTTTTAAATTTATTAGTTCCTTATTACAAAATCCGCCACAAAAAATGGTTATTAGTAGTAAGGAACTACTTTTAATAGGATTATCAACATCCTATTTTTTAACATATATTTTATCAAATTAAAATGAGCTTATATAAAGAGTTTTCCGCATTGTTACCTTATTTACAATCGGTTAGAAAAATAAAAACACACTTGAGTTTCGATGTTAATTTTCCAAAAAATTGGAAATTACCAAAAAAGTTTGTCCAAGAGGATAAAGTAATGGAACATCAATCACAAAATCCTGATGAAAGATTGATTTCTTTTGTTTCAGAAATAACTGAAATTGAAGTTGAATTAACTTCCAAAAATATTAAAAATGTTATTAGTTATAACTTGGAAAGAGAACAAAAAGAAAGACTATTTAACGAAAAAGTTGAAGAACTTAAAGGTTTATTTGAAAAACAAACATTAAAAAATTTACAGAGTTTAAAATTCGATGTTAAAGTTAAAAAAATTGAGCTAGAAGATGGAGAAGAAGAACTTAGAACCACAGGAGTGGTTGAAAAATGAGATTAATAAAGATGAAAGTTGGGTTTCAAAAGAAAAACAAAATTTCATTAATGAAATAAAAAAATATAAAAAAGAGGATATTCTACCTGAAAAACCTAAAAAATTAACTTTATGGCAAAGACTAAAAAAAGTGTTAGCATCTTAGTAGAACAATTGGCCTTATTATCCGACCAAGCAGATAAACTTTATACTAAGGGTAAAAAAATGATAGTCTTCGAATTAAGTAAAAATGATTTTCAAGATGCTAAATTGCAATTTGAAAATTATGATCCAAATGTAAAAAGATTTAATGTTGATATATCTGGAGTTGAAATAATATTTATTGAAGATGAGTTGTTGACAACCTCTGAAGATAAGTCTTAGAAAACCCTTTCTCAACCAAAATTTCATATAAATACTTTCTTTGATTTGTATTATAATCTTTAACAATTAAAAAATCCGTTCTACCTAAAGACATTGAGTAATTATATAAAACATCCGCAAATCTATCACAATCAAAAACATTTTTTAAAGTGTACAATCTGTAATCATCATCCACTTGTACAACAATTTTATTATTCAATTTTGAGATTAATTTATAACCATTGATTGAACTTAATTTTTTAAAAAAAGAATCAAATGATAATTTCTTTTTTGTTTTATAATCCATTATAAATTCTTCAATTTTGTAATTTTCAATCCTTGTTATTGTAAAATCATTATCATCAAACTCAACTTTTATCTGTCTACCAAAATCGTCTTTATAATATAATTTATCTAAAATAACTTTTTTAGGTTCTAATCCACACAAATTATAACTAACCTCATAACCATTTTCATACTTTCTTTCGAATTTAATTGAATCAGACTCGTCCATTAAACTTTTAAAGAAATCGTTACATTTCTTATCGGTTTTAAACTTATTTATTATTTTCTTTTTTATTTTATTTTTAAATAAAACTACACTATAATTTTGTGTCATAAATTAATAATTTGATAATATTATAATAAGTAAATGGGAACTGAAAATTTTTATGAAATACTTGGAGTTTCGGAAAACGCAAGTCAAGATGAGATAAAAAAAGCGTATAGAAAAAAGGCTATAGAACATCATCCTGATAAGGGAGGGTCTGAAGAATATTTCAAAAAAATAACCGAGGCTTATGAAAATATTGGAGATGAGAATAAACGTAGAGATTATGATAATAGAAAAAATAATCCATTTCATAATAACCAAGGCGGCGGATTCGGTAATCCATTTGAAGATTTTTTTAATCAACATTTTGGAGGGCAAAGAAGAAATGTGGTTCCTGATAAAATAATTGAGGTTAACATTGGGGTTGTTGAATCTTATATATCTGCGGATAAAGAAATTACATTTAGTAGAAAAACATCTTGTGATAGTTGCAACGGAAATGGTGGTGAAAAAGATATTTGTGTTACCTGTGGAGGTAATGGATTTTTTGAAAGAAGAATGGGTGGAGGATTTTTCACTCAGGTTGTAAGACACGCGTGTAACGATTGTAGAGGTGAAGGATTTAAATTTAAAACAAAATGTTATTCTTGCAACGGAGAAAGTACTAAGACTAATATGGAAACCGTTAAAATAAAAATTCCTCACGGGATTGATAATGGACAGATGTTTAGGTTAAATGGTAAAGGGGATTTTATAAAAGGATTTTATGGTAATTTAGTTGTAAAATTTAACCTTTATTCGGAGTCTAATTTTGAAAAAGAAGGTAATGATTTAATATATAATTGTTTTTTAAATTTAGATGATTTAAAAAAAGAGAATGTAACTATACCACATCCAGATGGTAATTTGTTAATTAAATTACCGGTAGATTTCGATAGTTCAAAACCTTTAAGAGTTAAATCTAAAGGTTTTAAAAATAATGGGTTTGGTGATTTGTTTATTAGATTATACGTTAAGTTCAGAAGAACTCCTTAAATAATTTAATTGTTCCATATATCGATGCAAACAAAAGATAGAAAGATAGGATTACAACCAACCAATGACGAAGTTTTAATCCTGTGTTATTACATTTTTTACAATTTTTATTTTCCATAGGTTTTTTGTTTAATTATAATTAAAAATTAAAAATATGTCAAAGTGATATTGATTTATCACGCACTTTTCTTATATTTTAGTATATTTATATAATATGAAAAAATCAGGAAGACCTAAAAAAGATGAAAAAGATAAAAAGGTTAAATATGGTATTAGTATTGACCGATATCTTTTCGATAAAATGAAAAATGAGGATATTAGTGTGTCCAAGTTTGTTCAGAATTTAGTGAAAGAGTATTATGAGAAAGTACAAAGTTAATGAAAATTATTTTGATATATTAAATGAAGAGTCATCATATTGGTTAGGGTTTCTATACGCTGATGGGTATGTTAGAATGAAAGATGGTAAAAGCGGTGAATTAAAGTTGAAATTAAAAAATACAGATGTTGACCATATTAAAAAACTACTAAAACATATGGAAAGTGACCACCCTATTAAATGTGGGTTAGACAATAAATCTTATTTTTGTCAAACATCAATAAATTCAAGTAAAGTTGTTAAACGACTTTTTGAGTTGGGATGTGTTAATAATAAGACTTTTAAAATAACTTTACCCGATTTACCATCAAATTTAATAACTCACTTTATAAGAGGATATTTTGATGGTGATGGGTCTATTTCAAAGAGGAAAGACTCTGCCGGGTATAACGGAACTATTGTTGGTAATTATAATTTTATATCGGGTGTTTACGAATTTTTAAAAACACAAGGTCTAACTAACATTGGATTTTATAAAATGGGTAAAATATATAGTATAACCATTGGTAATTTAAGTGATTTATTTAAATTTAAGGAATTGTTATACAACAATAACGATAAAATTCTATGTTTAGAAAGAAAAAAACTAATATTTGACGGAATGATCAAAGATTTTGTGAGTAAAGATGAGTTTTTAAAGTTGATTGTTGAAAAAAATATAACTACATTTAATCAATATAAAAGTTATTTATCGTTTAACAAACTCGATAAATACCCTAGAAATCCGGAATCGGAATATAATTTTAAATTTTAATACGTTATGTTGAGTTGGATCGGTGGAAAATCAAAAATTGGTAAGTGGATAGTTGAATATTACCCTAAAGATATGGAAATTTATTTAGAGTCTTTTGGAGGGATGATGTGGTGTTATTTTAATATGGACTTAAAAGACTACCCAAATCTCAAAAAAATAGTTTACAACGATTTTAATCGATTGAATTATAACTTATTTAAATGTGTTCAAAACCCATCTAATATGTTAAAGGCAATAAATTCAATTGATTGTCAAAAACAAGGGGTCGAAAAAACCCCTGAAATTTATAAAGAACAATTTGAGAGATTCCAAAGAGAAATTTTTAACGAAAATTTTATAATAGGTGAGTACGATTATGAAACCGCTGCAAAATACGTATATGTGGTTACTCAAGTTTTTAGTGGGTCTAAACCCGAAAAATCTTCTTTTATTGATTTAAAAGGGAAATATAAATCTAAATATTTAACATTTAGGGATAAATTACTAAAACCTGATTGGATAGAACATTTCACAAAAATAACAGATGTTGAAAATTTAGATTTTGAAGATGTTATTAAAAAGTACGATGGGGTAAATACTTTTCATTATATTGACGCACCATATTGGAAAACTGAAAATTATTATTCTAAACACGATTTTGATAGGGATGACCACGAAAGATTGGCAAATGTTTTAAAAAATATTAAAGGTAAATTTAATATGTCGTACTACGATTTTCCTTTATTATCTGAATGGTTTCCCAAAACAGAATATAGATGGGTAAGTAAAGATTTCGCAAAGGCCGCCGCAGCCAAAAAAGGTAAAACACAAAATGTTGGAACGGAATTACTAATAATGAATTAAATTTTGTTTTTATAAATAAAATATTTAATTTTGTAATCCAAACAATTTCAAAAAACGAAATATTTATAAATAAAAATCTTAAAATGAAAATTACATCTTTATTATCAAAACTAATAGTTGAGAATTCTAGATTCCAAGTTTTATACGACAAAATGGTTAAAGCTCCTGAGAAAAAAACCGAAGGAGGTAAACCCACCAAAGGATTAATGGATTTTGATATCCTAAAACGAATTATAATGGCTGACCCAACGTCAAAGGCGCCTGAAAATTTTGACATTGAAGGGGCTAGTGTTGAAGATATGGGAAAAGTTAAAGTAGGTAACTATACCCAATGGTTATTAAAAAACTTTGTTAAACCCGTTTTAGACGCCGAACATCCTTTAAATACCTTAGACCCTAAATCACCACAATATAAAACGGCAAGAAAAGAATTTGAAAGATTATTCTTAGAAGATTTATATAAACAAACTGAAAGATTAGAGTTTTATACTAAAGCTAAACAATACCTTCCATTAGAAAAAAGAGATATTGGTAAACTATCAATTGCCGATTTATTTGATATTTTTTCTAATTTCCAATTACCTGAAAAGAAAAGAATAGAAACTGAAAAGAAAGAGGCTAAAAAGTCTAGGGAAGGATTCTCACACAAAGGTTCTGAAATTCTTTATCAAGGTACAGATTGGACATTAATTAAGATTAGTGACCCAGGACCTGCTGGTAAAGATGCTGCAATTTGGTATGGCGGATATAAAGACCATAGAAAAGGTGAAACCGAATGGTGTACTTCATCTCCAGGTTTAAATTGGTTTGACAGATATATTGCAAAAGGTCCACTATACGTTGTATTTCCTAATGATGATAAAGGTGAGGTTGGAGAAAGAACAGGATTACCTAAAGAAAGGTATCAATTCCATTTCCAAGATGCTCAATTTATGGATAGAGATGACCACCAAATTAATTTAGTTGAGTTCTTAAATAAAAAGGCGCCTGAATTAAAACCTTTATTCAAACACGAATTCGCTAAAGGATTAACAACTAAAGGTGGAACAAAGGTGGAAATTATTTACCCTGAAAGTTCCGCAGGTAAATTCGTAGCGTTATACGGATTTGAAGATTTATTCAAATCTTTACCTAAAGATATTAAAACTTTAAATATTATTAATAAAAGTAAAGAAGACGTTGCGTTAGATGTTCCTGATGAGATATCTCAATTTAAAGATTTACACACAATATTATTACAGAATATGGTTAAAACCGTACCTGAATCTATTGGTAACTTACCTAACTTAGCGTTTATATCTTTACCTGATAATAAAGATTTAGAATCAATACCTGAGTCAATTAAAAATCTTAAAAATTTGACAATGCTTAATTTGAAAAATTCTAATCCTAATGTTAAAATACCTGAAAGTTTAAAAGATATTTTAGAAGACAACGGAGCGGGATTTTATTCAGTATTATAATCAAAAAGAATTTCGTATGAAAAACATCGAAATCGATATCTATATGAATCAGTTTATTGGGTTCTTCGATAAGAACCCAAAAGAACTGACAGAATTGATAGGTAAAATCGATAAGGACATCTTTTTTCAAAAAATAAGAGAACAATGTGAGAAAAATTTTGAAAAAGATGGTGAAGCTTCTTTAAAAAGAGAACAAGTCATTGAGATAATCGTTTCTTTACACAGAAACGATAATTTAACCCCCAAAATAGTTGAATTAGAGGAGATATTCCAAAACACCAAATTCGGTAAAATTTGTTTGAATTAATTTTATTTAAATAAATTTGGCCAGTTCAAATATATTTCATATCTTTGTATTATAATTAAAACACAATAATATGATAACATTAGAAACACTAAAACAAAACGTTCCGTCAATCTTCACAACAACACAATCACCAAAAATGTCAGATAGATATGTGTTCGTTCCAACCTATGAAATTATGGAAAATTTCCAAAGAGAAGGGTGGGAATTATCAACCGCGAGACAATCAGGAAAAGGAATATATTCAATGCACGAGTTAAGATTCCGTAATGGAGAATTACCAAAAGTTGGAGATTCTTTGGTTGAGGCGGTTATTAAAAACTCCCATAATGGTTTAACTACCTTTTCAGTATCCGCAGGTTTACATAGATTAGTATGTTCAAATGGTTTAACCGTACCAACAAGTGTTGCGGATTCGTTTAAAGTTAGACACAAAAACTTTGAACTTGATGATGTTAAAAGATTAACAGAAAGTTTTGCCGCTAAATTACCGATGATTCAGAATTCAGTTGAAAAAATGATGTCAAAAACAATGGATGAATCTGAAAAAGTATCTTTTGTTAGAGAGGCGACAAAATTAAGATGGAAAGTCGGTTCAGTTCCGGCAAGTTTAGAACCTAGTAAATTGTTAGTCCCTAACAGAGAAGGTGACAATGGTAATGACTTATGGAGTGTGTTTAATGTTGTTCAGGAAAAGTTTGTTAGAGGTGGGGTTAAATACACATCAAATAATGGTAAAAGAACCGAACTTAAAGGTTTAAAAAACATTATGGCGGTTAATCAAGTTAATACCAAACTTTGGGAGTTAGCGGAATTGTATTATTAATAACTAAAAATATGGCGAGGTAACTCTCGCCATATATTTTAAATTTATGAGTGAATTATTTAATTTTACGGGTAAAATTTATTATGTAGGCCTCTACAAAAATTTTTGTACTCTTTTACACGATGATGACTCCAATGATTTTATTGGAATAAAATATATCGGGACTAAAGAACATCCAAGATGGGAATTTGATACTTCGGTAAATAAAGATGAAAATTGTTATATTGAGAACTATGCCAATAAATTAGCCTCAGTATCCCTATCAAAAATTTCAATTATTGTAACCAAAAAAGATGATAAAATTAGTTTAAAACTATTCTTATATCATAGAAATAGAGTCGTTGGAAAACCTTACTTCAAATTATCCACAATCTGTTACTTCTTCACTTATAATTTTAAAACCAACGCAATTTATAAAGGATCCATACAAGATTACCACAAGAAAAGAAAATTTAAAAGAAAAATAAGAAGAATTTTAACTTATGGTGACCCATTATTAGAATTTAAACAAACATTGGTTAATAATTTTAGATCTGATTTTATAGAAGAATATTCGGAAATTAAAAGAGACCAAATCATTGATGAGGCGATAAATTCTTTTATAAAAAATATACCTGATATTGAAAAGTATAAAACAACTGGTTTAAAAAAAGAGCAAAATGTGTTTTATAAAATGTTCTTTGATAAGTATGGGGTTAAATTACCCAATAATTGGGAGAACCTAATATTTGATAACCTACAACCAAAAAAAATTGATTACGTAAAGAATGATTACAAATATGTGGACAGCTTTATGTTGGCGAATAAAATTAAAGGTAGGAAACTTAGAAAGATAATTCATAATGTAGACAAATTAACATTAACTAATTTACATTTAGTTTTTAATAATTTTGGTGAAGAGTATGTAATGAATCAAAATGAGAGTTTAATTAAATCTATTTTAGAATGTAGTGAGTTAGTGAACCACAATCTTATTAACTTTAATAAGTTAATTAAAACTAAAAAAGAATTTGATAATGTTTTTGAAATATTTAAATTGGTTATTGATGGTAAAATTGGAAATCAAACTTTTAATGACCACGCTAATTTTTACGGAGTGGTAAATAAATATGAGGACATTAAATGGTTATCGAATACCTACGATGATTTCCAAAAAGAGCATTTAGATTGGACGGATAAAATGACTTTTTATACTATGGCGAATCACGATATAACTTATGACCAAACATTGGTAAACGAGTTAAATAAACCTATTATAATTAACGAACAGGTATATTACCCGGTGTTATTAACAAATTCTAAAGAATATAATAGAGAGTCAACAATTCAAAGTAATTGTGTTAGAACGTACATTGAAAGACCAACATCATTAATTATCTCGTTAAGAAAAAATAATATCGAATCACAAGATAGAGCAACCATTGAATATAGAGTTCTTTTTGTAAATGAAAGGTTTAAATTTAATAGAGTTCAGACATTAGGTAGGTTTAATAAAACACTACCTGAAGAATGGAATGAACCTATTAGGGAGTTAGATGATGTGTTAAATACCATAACAAAATATAATAAACTAAAACCTCAAACCATAATAACCAAAAAAGGTAATAAAGAATTTAAAAGAGAGTTAATCATACAAAAAAATGAAACTTCTGCAACTATAAGATGGGATAGTAATGTTGAAAATTCAGAAGATAGTATTTATTATTTAGTTTAGATGATACCACAAAATTGTATAGATACATTTATCAAAAAATTTAATTACTACCCTTCAGTAATTGAAATGAGAGTTCACGATGATGTATTTGAAAAGATTAATTATTTCGTGGATAAATACAATCTAATATGGTTCAAATCCACATTCAAACCAGAATTAAACAAAAACGTTTTCATTGAAAGATTGTGTGAGTATGATTCAACAGGAATTTTAATTTACCAAAATGATAGTGGAGGTCTGTTTATATTAACAACAATTGATAGAAGAAACGTTTCAGAATATTTAATAAACATAATAAAAAAAATAAAATAAAATGGAGATTAGTAGCGTAGAATTACAAGAAAAAATAAATAATGGGGAAAAGATTATATTAAAATTAGGTGCGTCTTGGTGCGGCCCCTGCTCTATCTTAAAACCTATATTTGAAAAAGTGGCTAAAGAAAATACAACTGAAGTTCAAATGTATTCTTTGGATGTTGATGTTAATAGAGAAGTGGCAATGTCTTTAGGGGTTAGAAGTGTACCAACAATTAAAACCTTCAATATGGGGGAAATTGTTGATACTAAAGTAGGGTTATTGAACGAAGAGCAAATAAAAAACCTTGTTAAAGAATTAGTAAATGGATAAATTATTATTAGTCTACACAATGAAGGGGTGTCCACATTGTGTAGACTTTAAAAAAATGTTGGACGAAAACAAAGTTGACTATTATGAAAGAGACATTGATGAATATCAAGAAGAATATGATTTATTTGTTGAAATAACAGAAAATGAATACGTTCCGGCATTTATGATAGTTGAATCTCCTGAAGAAAATCCTAACACCTTATTGTTTGCTCCTGACAGAGACTTCAAAGACTTTGATGAAGGTCTTAAAATTATTAAAGAACATTTGGGTGAATAATCACCCAAATTAAAATATTACCATATCATTCATTCTATCAACCTTATTCCAAGGTTTTTTCTCTAATTGAGAATCAATTTCATTTTTAACATCATAACCTGATAAATTATCTAATACAAATTTATCAATATTAAAATCGAACACATCAAGTATTAAAGATTTAATATAATCATCAACATATATTGAATCAGTCTTAATTGAAATTAACTGGTCATTTGTTTTCTCATCTTTTAAAGTTGAGAATTTGAAATTAACATACTCCATATTAATAGTTTTAAATAAATGATTACAAATATATTCACAATAATATAGGTGGGACCTATTTGAATTTACACTATAACCATACGGATATTCAGAAGTGAATACGATCTCAGGTATAATTGTGAAATGATTAGTTATAAATTTATTAGACTCAACAATAAACTCATTAAAGTAATTAATTGATTCGTATTCGGAGTCAAGATGTTTTATTAGATTAATTGTTTCTTTTTTAAATAAAACTCTATCTGAATTATAGAATTCAAAAAAATGTGTTGTTGGAACATCAGGTTTTTTATTATATTTGATAACATCAATAGTATTTGTTTGTTTAATTCCTAAACCATTTAACGTGTTTTTATTTAGTTCAAAAAACTTTTCTTTAATAGGGTTAATATTTAATACTTTATCAGATTCGGTTATCCCATTAATAACAAAAAAAGAATCTAAATATGTTACGTTTATTATACTTACAAAATTGTTGTCCTTTGATAATTCACTAACAATAAAGTCGGCAAATCTGTTTACCAAACCTCTTATACTTTTTGGATTAATATATTTCATAACAAACTATAACGATTTTAATTTAAAATATAAATAAAAAAGGGAGTTAAAAACTCCCTTAAATTTTTTCTCAAAACAAACGTATCAAAGAATTATCTTTTCTTGTAATATTTTTCAACAACCTTTTTAATAGATTCTTGAATTGTTGGAGAGTTTTGAGTGTTGTTTTGAACAGGTTGAGCCGTTTGAGGCTGTGGAACCTGATTACCGTTGTTTTTGTTTTTACATCCGCATCCGCCCATTGTTTTTTGTTTTTTTTTAGTTTATTATTTTAAAATAGTGTTTATAGCAAGTTTTTCTGATACTACCTTTATAACCGTTATCCACTTTAACACCTCTTAAGCAAGTAGAAATCCTCATTCTTACATTCCTAGGATTTCCTTTGGCAAAACCATTACTTATAAGATAATTAGCACCATCAACTAAACTATCAAATATAAATATCTCGCCAGTATCGATATTTGTCAATGAAAATTGAGAAAAATTATTATTTTTTTTTAAATTGTATTTTGATAGTTTAATTTTAACCTCATTATTAAAACAATTTCTTCTAAATTCATTCACCGTTGACATATTGTAACCAAATTCCTGACTACAACTATTAAAAAGATTTATATAATGATTTTCTTTTAAAACTAATTCTGTTTCATTACAATATTCTAAAATAGAGAACTCAAAAGAAGATTCACCATCTAAATTAAATGAATTTTGTAAGTGGTTATTATCGTGTTTATTATTTTTTAATAACCATAAGTGTTTGTAAAATCTTTTTTTAATGTCAATAGAAGAACCGACATAAACTTTACCACTCATTTTATTCTTTATTTGATAAATACCTGATTTCATTCTATTTATAATATAAATATTTCCAATATTTTATTTTTTTAAATCCAAAAAAATGATTATATTTGTATCTTAAAATATTTATAATTTATGAAGACAAATATTTTCTCAGAAAAAAAAGTTTTAAACATCCTTAAAACATTAAACGAACAAATAGATGACGAATATTATAGGATATCTCCTGAAGAATATTTGGAATTAATGAGACTGGCAAGTTACAATGGTCCTGGCCTAAGTAAAATAAAAACATTCCAAAAAAAACCACTATATATTACAGGTAAATTAACCATCTCAAATACTCCGACAGAAAGTTTAGGTAATGTTGCTTACATTGATGGTACTTTAGATATATCAAGAACCAATATACTTAGTTTAGGTAATACTATCGTTAATGGTCATATATGGGATCATGGAACTCCTCGAGAAAGGAAAAGAATTGAAACTGAGATGGCGTCTGAGCTTGAAGAATTAAAAGAAAAAGAACTCAATAATGAAAGAGATGTTAACAATCCCAATATTGATAAAGAAGGATTGATGGCAAATGCTCTTATGGAATTTATAAGTAAAAATTATTTAAAAACAGATATTGAAGTCCTTTCAGATGAAGATAAAGATAGAGTTAATAGTATTAATAAAGTTATCCAATTACTAACCAAAAAAATCGAAAAGTTAACAAAAAGATATAATGAAACTGGTGATGAATCGGTACAAGAAGAAATAGATGAACTCGAAGAAGAATTAGAGAATTTCAAAGACGAGTTAGAAGAAATTACCGATAATAAAATAGGATTATATGATTTATATCTTCAAGATCGTGGGTATTATGGTAATTTATCAGTTTTTATGATACCAAGATATGAATTTAAAGATTATGAATTTACCGTAGGTACTGAGAGTGAAATGGAAGAGGCGGCACTTGATTATGCTAAAAATTATATTGATGATGTTGGACTTGATGGTTTTAACAAGGGATTTATTGATGATTATATTGATAACGACCAAGTAGAACAGGTTGCTAGAGAATATTACGAGGATGATATTAGAGATAATCCTGAATCTTATTTTGATGACGATGACTTCCAATTAACTGATGAACAAGAAAAGAGAATTCAAAAATTGGAGAAATATATCGAAGATATGAAAACTTTAGAAAGTGAACTTGAAGATGAACTAGGAGATTTGGAGGATAGTGATAGTGATGAATATAATGATTTAGAAAAAAAACTGGAAGAAATTTCAAATAATATTGATACCGCTCAAGATGAACTAGACTCAATAGAAATTGATAAAGAACCTACTGAAGATATGATTGAAGAAAAACTTAATAGAATAATTAGGAATGATGTTCTTTATGATCCGGCGGATTGGCTTAAACAGCATGGTTATGATATTAAGTATTATGTTAATGAAGATGATTTAGCTCAAGGATTAATAGATTCAGATGGATGGGGTATTATGAATAGTTATAATGGTGATTACTCCGGACCATATCATTATGGGAATGAACGTTTTTATGTTATGATGGTTAATAAATAATTTAAAAAACTTTTATTATTCTTTATAATTCGAATATGGAAAAATTACCAAAAATAAAATTTATGATGGATACCGACTGGATGTTTAAAGGTACCATCGATTCTGAACATAAAGAATATATTTTATTAAATTATTTTCAAAAGTTAAATAACTCTCTTGAAGAGATGAAGTTATACCCAATGTTTACAGAATTATCCTTACATTTAGGAAATGTACAATCATTACTATCGCACCACAAAATTTTATATACCGATAAAAAGTTAGTATCACCTGATGAAGAAATATTAATTACGGATTTGAAATATAAAGATATTCCTGAAATGACCGATGAACAAAGAATCGAGTTTCAAAAAATACTAAAAATGGCTCAACCAAAACTACTTGATTATTTTAATATAGTTAAAGCGTTTTGGTCGGTAGTTTATGACTCGATAGATATTGTCACTAGAAAAAATAAAGATAATATTAACTCAAAAAAAGGGTTCTTTTTTTATGTTAAAGGTGAAGAAGTTTATTTTTGGGAATACACAATTAGAAAAGTTAAAAACTCTGAATACGTTACGAAATCAACCATAAAATTATTGTATAAGGAAAATAAAGAAAAATTGACAATATCAGAAGTTTTAAGTAGATTTGACAATAAGGAGAAGGTTAGTAAATATCCTGTTTTTGAAATGGTATGTAATGATATGTTTCCATTTGAAGAAACACTAATACCTCTCTTTAAAAGAAAATTAATGTCTCAAATTAATCAAAGGTCAAAAAAATTTAAAACAACTAATATTAAAAATTATGGGATTCAATAGTAGGTTCGTAAGTGAGAACACAATCAAAGAATACTTAGAAGAAAAAAAACAACTTAAAAAATTATTTTCATCTGACGCATTCATCTTTATGGATGAAGTATCTTCAAAAGTTTTTGACCTACATAGAAATGGGGTATCGGATAAAGAAATAGAAAAAATTTTAAAACAAGAAATATGAGTAAAGAACAGGTTAATCACCCAGGTCATTATGGGGGAGAACATAACGTATACGAATCGATTAAGGTTATTGATGCTTGGTCTTTGGGATTTAGTTTGGGTAATGCTGTAAAGTATATCTCAAGAGCGGGAAAAAAGAACTCAGATAAGGAAATCGAGGATTTAAAAAAGGCTATCTGGTATATCCAACATCACATTGAAACTTTGGAGGGTAAATGAACGCACCTATAAGATACTTTGGAAGTAAGGGAGGGTTCTATAATAAAATAATAGAACACTTCCCTAAAGAACCATTTAAAACGTATGTAGAACCATTTGGAGGAACTTACATTGTAGGATTAAAGAAACCCATAGTTGAGGTTGAAATCTACAACGATTTGGAGAAAAACGTTTATTCTCTATATAAGGTAATATCGGATAAAGAACTATTCAAAGAATTTAAAGAGAAATGTGATTTGGTATTTTATTCTGATGATATACGAAAAGAATACAAGTTGGAATTAAACAAAGAACTTTCATTGGTTGAAAGAGCATTTTACTTCTTCTATGTTAATAGAACTTCTCACAATGGAGTTGGAGGGTTCTCAATGAATACTCACGTAAGAAGAAGTATGAGTAAAGCGGTATCTGATTTTCTATCGTCAATCGATAGGTTACCAGAATTACACGATAGATTATCTAAGGTTATAATTTCAAACGTAGATGGGGTTGATTTAATCAATAAGTATAGTAATCCTAACACTTTAATATATTGTGATCCCCCATACGAACAATCAACAAGAACTGATGTTAGATATAAAGTTGATATGGATAGAGAAGGACATATTAAATTTTTAGATTCAGTTATCCAAAGTAAATCTAAAATATTAATTAGTGGATATGATTGCGAACTTTATAACAAGTTAACCGAAAATGGTTTTGAAAAAATTCAGTTTGAAGTTAAAACAATGGATGGCAACTTCAACAAAAAAACAAAGGTTGAAACTCTTTGGAAAAATTATTAAATTTAAAATATGATAGAAACAGGTAAAATTATTAATGGTGATTGTATTCAGGTTATGAAAACATTACCGGAATCAAGTATTGATTTAGTGGTTACTAGCTGCCCTTATGGGGTGGGTATTAATTATGATGTTCATAATGATGATGTTGAATTTGAGGAATATAAAATATTCAGTAGAGATTGGTTAACACAAACGTATAGAGTGTTAAAGGATGATGGTAGAATTGCCTTAAATATTCCATTTGAAATCAATAGACAAGAAAAAGGGGGAAGAATATTTTTTGTGTCTGAAGTTTGGCAGATAATGAAAGAGATTGGATTCAAATTCTTTGGTATCGTTGACTTAGAAGAAGACTCACCACACAGAAGTAAAACAACGGCTTGGGGTTCTTGGATGAGTCCATCGGCCCCGTACATCTATAACCCGAAAGAATGTGTTATCCTGGCTTATAAAAAGAATCACATTAAAAAAATTAAAGGTGAACCACAATGGACACCTGAGATAGTTAAAGAAACTGATTTGTTTGGTGTTACAAAAGATAAGAAAGTTTATATTGATGAAGACAAAAAAGAATTTATGAGTCTTGTTTTTGGACAATGGAAATATCTAAACGATTCGAGACCATTAACGAAGGCCACTTTTAGTATGGACATTCCCACAAAAGCAATTAAGATATTAACTTACAAAAATGACATTGTATTAGACCCTTTTATGGGTAGTGGAACATCAGCAGTCGCGGCAGAAATACTTGACAGGAGATGGATAGGGATTGAATTATCTCCAAATTATATGGAAATTGCTAACGAGAGAATAAGTCATTTTATAAAAGAAAAACGACAAAGTAAAATTGAATTTGAAGAAGGGACTAATTAAGTCCCTTTTTTGTTTCTTAGATATTTATAACTAATGAAATTATTTAAAAAAATATTAATCATTATTTCAATCCTTTTCTCATTTTCTTTTATTGGAGATAAAAAGGGTGTTTATATTAACTGGCAACCATCTAATTCAGGTTATTGGACATACGGAATGGGATATAATGTTTATAATGACTTTGATTATTGTGTAACAAGAAATGTGTATGATAAAAGCGGTTATTACTATTATGATTTTTGGT